ACATGGGATCGAAAATATGGCAATCAAATGACAAAAACTGAGTTTGGGAAGAAGTGGTCGGCAATAACTAAGAAGTATCGCTGTGGGAATAAGATTATGGGGAGTGACCGAGACTTTATTTTACAAGCGTGCAATAAGACAGAGACTTATTTTACAAATGCCTCAAAAAGTGAAATAAGAGTCGTTATCCGGATGATCCCTATTGCCAACGGAAGAAAGGTCAGAATGATTTGTCTAGAAGCTCCAGGTGTGAGACAACCTATTTCCAAGGGGAAGGTGTTAGAACAAGCATTTCCAAAGAGAACTCGGAAAACTAAAAAAGTTAGTTCAGGTTCCGAGTCCAAAGTTCGTTCTTCTATGAGGTTCCTTGTTGAGGATCAGATCAAGGCTTTCCGTAAGCGTGTAGAGTATCCTATTCTTTGTCCCGTTTCAGGACACATGATAAAGAAGGGAAGAAAAGTAGATGTTGATCACCTGAGAACACCCTTCGTACAGATAGCAGATGAGTTCTTATTGTCCAAGGGTTTGGTTTATGATGACATTAAGCTGAAGGGACCAGTCAATGCAAAGGTTTTTGTAGATGAACAGTTGCAAGAAGATTGGATCGACTGGCACAAAGAAAAAGCAACCCTAGCTATAGTCCTGTCTTCATTCAACAGAAGTAAGGGTTGCGAAGATTATTCTTCTCCACATAATGTGTTCGTTAGAACTGACCCGATAGATATTCTAGACCCTGATCAACTCTGAGTTGTCCTGATTCGGAATCTATCTGTACTTGAGAGACAATCTGGGCTTCGGAGTTAATCACCCCGCTGGTTAAGAAGTTCCCTCCAAAGATACCAGTGGATAACGCTCTCAGACTTTGATGGACAGTTACCACTCCTTGGGTTTCGTTCTGATCAAAAAAGTATCCAGGGTCTCTCCAATAAGCGGAAGGACATATTACCTGTGAAGGGTTATTGAACTCAACCGGTACTCGTTCGTTCGTTTGTAAATACCCTGATTCATTTCCGGAAGAAGGAATAAAACCCGTGGACAAGAATGAAACAAATCTATTTACTTGTGCTTGAGGAGTTACAATAGTATCTACTTCGTCTTCGGTGTAACCAAAGATTCTCAGAAGCCTCTTAGTTGCTTTTCTAGAAGGTTCATTTTCATAAACCACATACCCTGCCCCATTATAAACAGGGCGGTAAAACTCAGGGTTTCTCAACCACTGAGAACCTCTTGCATAAGCTTCATTATCCCCTGAATAAGAAGTATTATCTTGAATGGTATTGAAAGAACTACTACCCTGATAAGCTTGTCCTACATTTTGGATAGGTAGAAAGCCACCCAAAAAGCCCCAATTAAGAGGAGGTTCATTGTCAGTAAGCCTGTCAGTGAAATATAGTCTCTGATCTTTGACAGCTTGTTGACCTTGGAAGAAAGGTGTCTCATCGGCAAAATGGGGTTTAACATCATCACATAAAAGTAAACTTAAATCCCAAACCCCCTCTCCTACTTCTTCCACTGTCATGATTACGAACACTTGATTAAGCCCCCCAACCACGGGGTCAAGTTGCACGTTGGTTTTAACCGCATTGGAACCAATGCTAACACTAGATAGTCTAAGGATTTGATTAGGGGTAGGAGGTCTATTCAAAAGATTAGTAGATTCCACCCTTACTTTGGTAAGGAACTCTGATTCTGAACGTGGCTCCTCTAATCGAGAAAAGGTGACCTCAGATAGTTCTTCATAAGGTGTGACTATTTGATTGGTGGTTGCATCAATGGTAAGAAATAGTCTGTCTGAAGAAATCGCTTCATCTTTTAAGACGGCTGTAAGGCTAGTGGAACTACTATCCAGAACAGTAATAACATCCCCTTCCTCCGGCTCATAATCTTTTAGATCAAGAGGGTTGGTAAGTTCTAACCTCTGGGTAGTTGCATCTACAGAGACTATGTTTTTAACAAAGGTGTTAGAGGGTATAGTAGATGTAAGAGTTTCCTGAACAAGGATAGCTCTAGGTCTAACAACCCCCGTCATAGCAAAGCCTTGCGACCTTGTATTAGCTCCCGTTGTCGTCCCTATACCTAAGAAGCCTTCAGATAAAACGGGGTTACCGTAGAAGAAAGAAGAGTTCGGTATAGAGATTCTTGCTCCCCCTTTAGCCCATAATCCAGGCCACCCTCCTACTAATGAGACGGAGTCCCCTATGATCTGAGAACCTTTGTCCCCCTTAATGGCAGAGTAACGGCTATCTCCTGCTTCTTCATCTTCTTGTCCGAACTGATCTACAAAAACCTTCAACCTTATATCGGCTGGTCCGAAGTTATTAAAGATGAAGTTAAGGACTTCCATGTCCGTATAGTTCTGTTTACCTGTTTCCAGGATGAACATAATCTCAGGTTCTTGCCAACCATCAACCCCATCGAATGTCCCATAAACTTGATAACATTCAGGACGGGACTGATAAGACTGATAGTTGAAGTTAGAAACTCTAAAAGCTTTTGAACCCGTAACTCTACTTCCATCGAGACTTAATCCACATAACCCTAAATTGGATCTGAGGACAACATTATTAATGAAAGGTACAGGGTTTTTCCCAGAGTCAGCAACGATATTACTACCGTCCCTCCCTATTTGTAGTTCGGCGTTGAAGATACTGAATCTTCTCTTCTTGAAGAAAGATCTGACTTTTTCATAATATTCGTCTAAGTCAGTTTCATTAACAAACTCAATGAAGTTAACCAAGTGATGGGAACCTTCTTCTAACAACTCAACTACTAAGATACTTGCACCGTCAGCAGGATTGATATCACTCTCTAAAGCAACATTGTAATCTAGGAAGGTAGTCTCACCTAGTAAAATGATTTTAAACGATAAAGAGGACAATACTGTGACTGTACCTGTTACGGTTGCAAACCTTGTAATAAAGTTGGAGGAACGAAGGGTTAAGGTCACCCTATCCCCATCTCTTAGGGAATGAGGTTGCTTAGTATAAAAGACAGCATTATTTGTAAGTTCGTTTTCAAAGCCTATTTCTCGGACAGTTGAGGTATTTTGTTTATCAAAGAACCCCATATTCTCGAAGGAACTACCACCAGTTGCTTTAAACGTTGCGATAGACGGTTCTGACACGATCTCAGATGAGAGTTCTGCCTGATTAACATTTACTTCAAATGAGGGGATATAGGTGGGATGGACTCTACATTTTAAGGGTGTTGACCCTATGATAGAGGTTCCTCTGGGAACCACCAAACCTCCAGAAACAGGGTTTAGAGACTCATACTGAGTGGGGGTGAGTTCCCTAGAGGGTACTTGATTATCTGTGAGAGAGAAATCTTCTGTAGACAGACCTGGAGCATTGTAAACCGCACCCTCTCCCGGAAGAACCAAGATGGTAAACTTGTTGAAGTCGTCGTCTTCATTGGAGCCATCTTCAATGGTCTGTCTTACTACTTCTAAACAGGCTCGGTTCAAGGTTAGGAAAGGTCTAATCAGTCCGTTGTTATCTAAAGAGTCGCTTGCTAAAGGGTCATTAGGGCTGACATAGAGGACAATGCCACTTGTCCCTGAGGGAGGTAAACTCCGAATAAAGTCAAACGCTTCTTCCGCTACAGTGGAATCAGGGTTTGTACATATTCTTAAAGCAGAAGAGTCTTCATCGTACCAAACTTCTCCCCTAGAGAAAGGGTTAGTTGGGCCATCCAGACTAACATTGACGGGGCCAATCTTCCTGACTGCTCCAGATGAATCTAAAGTAAATAACCCTGGATCGTTGGCATCGAAGTTTATAGCGAGTTCCCCGAAAGCCAAGTTTGCTCTTGAGGGTCTCTTCCCAGGGACACTACTTCTTTTAAATAAGATTCTTTCAGCTATGACGCACCTCCTTAGTAAAAACTAACTAACTTTCTATTCTTAACTTCGCCAACCTTACGGAGGCTTCTCTTAGACTCATGGGCTGCATTTCGGAAAGATCCATCACAGCCTTAGTCGTCTTTTGTAACTTTATTCTTTCTAGTTCAACAACTGTTGATTTTTCATAGGTTATTCTACTTACGTTTTGGACATATTCCGAGTAACTAACAATACCACAAGATTATTATAACCTAATCTTTGTTAAACTGACCATCTTCAGACCATTTTACTAAATCACTCCAAAATGCGGCTGACATCTTTCCCTTTTTAATGTTTTTAGCGTGTCTCGCCTTAAAAGACTTCCTTTTCTTCTTCATAGCTTCGGATTCACCCTTTTTCGGCTTGCCAGCCGTTTTAGCTCCTTTTTGCCCGAACCTAATAAGTTTTATTTTATCCCCTTCCTTGGCGACTACTACGTGACTTTTTGTGGGATGAGAAGGAGTTGCTTTTGGTTTATTATATCCGGAAACCCCTGCCCGTTCTAAACGAGGGTCTTTACCTCCCTCTTCCCATTCCTGGTGTTCAGCGTAAAGGTCATAAGCGTCTTCCATCCACTCTAACCAGCTTAACTCCTTCCCCATCTATTTACCCCCAAAAAAGTTCCCATTGAAAAAAGACATCTACCCCCTCATTAAGTGTTTAACCGCATATTCTACATAATCGGTTTCTATGTTCTCAGTGGCTTCTTCAACTTGTTCCTTTGCGAAAGCATAATCAGGGTAGTTCTCCCCAGACCACTCATCTATAGGGATTTCTCCGAAGTGAGGGTTTCTCCCTCCCCCGATATTATCTACAGAGCTGTGGGGAGTATCGTTACTAAAACCCGAAGGCCCCATTAGTCTCTCATACTGTTCATATAGTTCCCTAGCAAACATCACAAAGTCATTGTGACTGGAAACTCTCTTTCTTTTTAAAATAGGTGTAGTGCCACCAAACGAGTCTGTCAAGTTCATCATTAGTTAAACGGGAACTCTACGTTCCTTCCTCCTGTAATCTGCTTACTCTTTTCCAACTTCATAAATGACTCATAGTAATAGCCCATACAATGGTCATCAATAGGGTTTGCAGTTTTGCTAATATCCGGCAAATGTATTAAAGGAGCCGTATGGACATACCCGTTAATCCATGGAGGACAGTGTTGAACAGGATCATTCCCATGAACAAACCTGTAATGTTTTACACCCTTTAACCTGTACCTTAGACCCCTTCCTCCAGGGCGTGGAGCCCCAAAGGTTACCACAGCAAGGTTATTTTTATTAAGCTGTCCAAGGTAACTGGCTATGATCTGAGCGACAGCCCCACCCATACTATGGCCACAAATAACCATTGTACGGTCTGTGCAAGGAAACTCAACGCACCTTGATCGAACTTGTTCTAAATACTGCCGAGCGATTATTTCAAACCCACGATGAGTGTCATCTCTTCGGAAAAGAAACTTGAAATCCTTTACCCAGTCCTCTATACAAGTAGTTCCTTGAATAGCGAGATAACAGGCATCAGGATCTGCCATAAAAATCCATTCCTTGTCTCTTTCGTAAGTCTCTTTACATAGACGAGCCGCCGTCTCCAACATATCTGCATCAGCCTTCATAAGCGTTTAAGATTCTTCCTAGTAAACCGTTCCTTACGCTGTCCTCGACTTGAAATTTTACGGTTCCTACTCCATCAATATGTCCTATTCTGTCATAAGCGTCTATCAGACCATTGGTCCTATTGAAAACGTTTAAGTCGGACTGAGAAGTATCACCGATTAAGGCTAGTTTAGAGTTTTTGCCTATTCTAGTGATGATTGTCTTAGCTTGGTTAACGGTGGTATTCTGCATTTCGTCAGCTAATACAAAACAGTTGTTGAATGTTCTTCCCCGAATATCCTCTAGGAAAACACCCTCAATAATACCTTTATTTATGAGGTACTCAAAAGCACCCCTATTCCGAAAAACTAAACTTGCATTATCTATCAGCGGGGTTAACAATGGCATAAACTTTTCACCATAGTCTCCCTTAATCGCTCCTCTCCCTCTCTGGAACTCTGTACCAACATCTGAGCGAACGTAAACGAACTTCTCAAAATGTCCAGAGGCAAGGTAATCCATCCCAAAATGAAATCCTGTTAGGGTTTTGCCCGTACCACTGCAACCTACTGCTATGGTATAAGTATTTTTCACTAGAGATTCCCATAAAACTTGTTGCTTATGGGTTCTGGAAACAAAGGTTGTTATATCATGTGAACCTCTTCTTTCCTCCATTTCTTCTCTATGGCGACGGGATTTACGCTTATCACGGGATTTCAGACTCATATTCATATTCTCCAAAGGATTATGTGTGTAACTGATGCAATTCTCGAAGATATAGTCTAGTCTTTTCCGGGAATCACCCCCCTCATAATAATGTCCCATTGTTATCTTTTACCCTTTTACTTCCTTCTTCTTCATGGTTCTGTACCAAAAGTTCAAGGCCCTGTTAGCAGAACCTTTAAAGTTAGCTTTACAGGGTCCCCCCTTTGAGATACAAGTGGCTGAACAGTTATAACCATTAATACATCTAAGCATTTGTTAATCCTCCCAATCTCTACTCAGCTTACGTATTCCTTATCCATCATTCATTAAAACCTGGAATAGAATCTAACAAATCAGCCACCTCCCGTTCAAACTGTCTATCACGACTCCTCCACACATCCTGAATATTTGCTTTTCCAGATTGCACGTCCTCAAACTCTTTGTCGGTCATTCTTCTGTTATTCCTGATTTCTTCGAACTTTGTTTTCACCTTCTGATATTGAGGAGTACCTTTACCAGAGAAAGATAATGCTTGAAGAATTAAAGAAGAAGGTGTGCCAGAGTACCCTGGAATATTAACATTCTTATCAATGGATTCAGATCTTCTACCAATACGTTGGGCAGGGTTCCTTTCTTGGAAACTACTGGAAACACCAGCTTGCCTTAATAAGTATTTACTTTCTTTTCCGTATGATTCAGAGATTCCTTTCATCAGGTCTCTTCTATTTTGTGGAGTACTTTGTTCCATAGCTTTTTCAAAGTCTGTGGGAGCTTGAGATTTTTTACCCTTAGTCTTTTTGGCTTTTTGTTGTGCCGGTTCATATACCTTAGAGTTATATTTCTCTCTGCCCATTCCTAAAGTTTTATTAACTTTTTCTGACCATAAGTTAGGGTCATCTTTATTAGCAGCCTTCATGTTATTAGTGGCAGGAGAAGCCCATGACAAGTTTCTTTCTTGGTCAGCTAGGATACCCCCCTTGTTTGCAGCCACCATGTGTTCTGGCTCAGATTTCATTATATCAATAGGTTTTTTGGAGTAAGGGTCTAACCCCCCTTGTTCCATATACCTTTTAACCAGCATAACCCCCCTGACTCTGGTAGGTTTGTCAGAGTAAATGGGGTCTCCTTTTTCATCATAACCGTTAAAAAATTTAGAGGGGGAACCAGCTTTGTTAATCTTACTTTTAATGGAAGAAGGTAGGGAATCATAAACTACCTCCGCAACTCCAGGTCTAATTTTGTTGATAATAATATTTTTATCTATGTAATCCCCTATCCCCCCTTTTAGCCGAGGGTCGAAGTTCCCATTTCTGTCAAAAGAGTTTTCAAACGCCTCCTTAAATACAGGAAGGTTTTTATTAATAGCTTGTACTTCTTCAAAGGTGGGAACTCTGGAAGCACCTCTGTCAGCCTTAGAATACATAGATATGGAGGTATGCAGTAGGGCAGCCGATTCTATTTCTTTTTCCGTTATTTCCTTCTTCTCTACCATAGATTTTAGTTTGTCTAGAGATTCCTGTTGAACTTTGCTAACCTTCCCGCCAGTAACCAGAGACTCTACTTTATCCATATAATCTTGGACCTTGTCTGGTAAAATTTTTTTACAATTTTTTGCTCTTGAAATGCAAGTGGCTGAACATTGATAACCTTTTTGACACTTTGGCATTTGTTAATCCTCCTAAAAATTTGCTATTTACCATTTCTCTGATTTGTTTGCTTACATTTATATAATAACAACTTTCTAATAAGAAAGCAAAAGGGTTGTTACATTTGTTAACTCAAACTTTCAGAGATTTTTCTTCTGCAGCACGTTATAGTGTTAATCCTACTAAAATAAGTCCCTACTTCCACGGCTACTGCCATAGCCTCTATTCCAGAGATACCCATCGCTCCAAAAAGAATCTCTACGAGAAGTCGAAGTTTCTATACCTCTACTGTTAACCCCCTCTTCTGCTCTTTGTTGATGCCAGTTTTGACTTTTCATCACTTCTTCCATCAACCTGTCCTTAAACCCGTCTAACTTATCTTGGAAGTATATAAGACCCCATACAAGGGAATCTACACAATCATCATGCTCCGCAAAAGGAAAGTTAACTAACTGGTCTCGGAGTTTCTTGTTCCAGAACTCATCTTTAACTACTTTTACCCTATGGTTTTCAAACAAAGGGAGAGTCTGTTGCAAACGAATCTGCTTAGAACGAGCGGCTACGTAGCCATCCTCCGGATCAACGTGAATCTTAGCTTCCTTCTTCAAAACTTGGATAAGAGAAATACCAGCAGCAGCCCTTTCGATAACAAGGTTGGCAGGGTTGTAGAATTTCGCCATTTGTTGAAGGTTAGAAAGGAGTTCGGGGAAAGCCCATGGCCCAGAAACTTGCTCTAGAACCCAAACATACTCATTCCTTGACTCTCCCAGTTTCGGTCGTTCCAATCCAAGTACAGTTATCACAGAGTCATCCGCACTCTGTTTTTCCGAAAGCCCGCAATCTATGGAAAAGTAGATAATGTCACAATCAGGTTTCTTATCAGATAAAATGAAGTATCCTGGCTTAAAGATGGAACCTTCATCTGGAACGGGGTTCCCTTGATATAAGGCTGCGAACCTATTCTTCCCCATTGTTTTCTTCTGAGCCAATAACATAGGGATAGCAAAAATAGGGTTAGATGGCCAATGAGACTCTCCCTTTTCCCTCATTAAAGGGTCGGAGGAAGGGTTTTCACAAATAGCTTCAAAGTTCAAATAACGCCACCCTAGGGGGTTCTCTTCAGGGTCATAAATACCGTCATTTTGCAGAACAATCCCATGAAGATCGTGCATTAACCAACGGGTTCCGATGACACATTGTATCCATTGGTTTGTCTTACGAGTGGAAGCTTCTTCTCCCCACCATCCTGGAAGAGCCTTAGCTGCTGCAACTTGGCTCCCGTTTTTTAGAATGTCATCTACTAACATTGCCCCTGGGGAAGTAGCACTCGCTTCTAATGATCCGGCTGCGAACCCCGTAAGTGAAGCACCTGGGGAAGTTGCGTGAAGGATACCCCCACCCGTCAATGTCTGGCTTATCTTACCGTCAAAACCTAAAAAGTCTGGGAACACCTCTGTGAACATAGGGTTCTTCATAATCTTTTTAATCCCTCGTTCAAAAACCCCACTCAAGTCTTTACCGTAAGAAGATATGATGTTAGAGATTTTTTGGTTTCTCCCATACAACCACGCTGCAAAGTGTTGAGCTAACAAACTTTTTCCAGAACGTGGCGCGCAAGACAGAATCAATCTTCTGTACCTCAGGTTAGCTAAGTCCTCAAAGGCGGCTCCGATTATTTCATGAAAGGGTTCCACCACTAACTCTCCCTTCATCAAGATATCTACAAAGGCTAGAAAGCAACTTTGGGCGGCTTGACAACGGAAGTCTCTTATAGAAGAAGAGGGAGCCTCTAATAGTTCTAACTCCCTAATCCCTCTAACATATTTTCTCCATGAACTATGTTCTTCTAGTTGCTCTACCGTTTCAATAATAGGTCTCATTTACTTCTTAAACCCTTCTAGAATCTCCTTAACCTTGGAAGTATATTGATTGGCGAGTTTAGCCTCTGCCTCACTCTCAGCTTCTCTGGAACTGAGAAGGTCAGAAGTAAGCTCCCTATGAGCTTTTACCGCACTGTTAAAAATGTTTAACAAATCCCTTACAGAGATTTCATCCTCCATCATTACAGTTAGGTCTTCCAAGGCATCCTTAGCAACCACTAAAGCAGTGTCAGCTAAGTTTTGCTTTTCTGCGAGAATCTGTTCTCTACTCTTCATATTATCTTAACCTTCTTCCACATTTTCCGCAACCCTTCTTCCTAGCAACAGGTTGAGAGGATTGGACACTCCCTCGAAAGTTTTTAATTTGTTTGAGAATGGCTTCTGCCCGTTCCTCATTACCTTTTTTCTTATATTCCCAATACTTCTTCCATAGTTCGTCTTTAGTGAATCTTCCTGCCATTAGCAACCCCCCTCTGGTTGATTTTCTTCCAGAATCTCACAAACTGTCTGATCAATCTCTGTTAATACCACTGTATCTATTGGAATCCAAGGTGTCCCGTTGCAGAAGTCTGTTAGCACCCAAGTGAAACCACTGGTTATAATCCGGGTGTCATAGAAAACTCGCATCAAAGATCCTCGAACTACCTTCTTCTTTATAGAGGTTTCTATGTTTAAAGGGTCTGAAACACCTATAGTATCCTGGTTAACTAAGGCAGAGACTGAACCTTGAGCCCCCTTAAAGGTAAGATCTAATAAAGTTTCTCTTTGAGAAACGGGTTTAACTCCTACAAAATCCACTGGGGACTTCCACAAGCCCGCTAACAACCTGGTTATCCGAAGACCCGAATCACTGTAAACATACTCCCCGTAAAGTGAACCATCAGAAACTCTAAATACCCTTACTATTAAGAACTCTTCTTCTGTCTTCACACCTGTGGATATGAACAAGAGGTCAGGGAGTTCAGTTCCAGGAATAAACAAGGTTCCATCACACTTATAGATTAAGTCTCCTGTGACAGGGTCCTGTTCAACTCCACCACCTGTCAAAAGGTCAGGTTGAGAAGGACAAGAGGGTTCATAAACCTTTCCTTCATCAATGACATTCCATTCAGAAATAGGTTGCTCTTGGGGGAGGACATTAGGAGGTGGCCAAGATTGACTACAATCCCCACGGCTTACACAGGGGTCGAGAATAATCTGGCTAGGGACTTCCTCTAAGATTATCTCCCATTCTTGAGAGTAAAAGTATTGAGAGTTATCCGTCAGTCCTTCAAAGGTTTCTCGTTGAAGCCTGAAACCTTCTACTACTTGAAAACTGCCCGAAGGAGGATGTTTGCCTCGAAGGATTTTGTTAGCGGCTTCCAAAAGGGTTAGAGCATAATCATGTCCTGAACTGGAAAGATAGTTCTGACAAGTATACTCAATTCTAAAAGTAGTTGCCCTTTCGGTCACTACAGGTTGCCTATTTTTGTCCACCGTAAAGGAGTTTAGGTATCTAACTACAATTGTGTTAGATTGGTTGACAATCCCTTCATTTTCTATTGCGTCTGCCAACCTTAAAACCTGAACACTTAGGGGGATCAAAGGAGAAGAAATGAGGGCATCAACAATAAAACGTTCGATTGTTATGATTGAATCAAGTCTCACAGTGCTGCTATAACCCCATTGAGAATCAAATAACCGTTTGTGGGGAGTTCAGTAGCTACGACCCCTCCATCATTAAATATGTAACCTCCTTTCCCTCCAAAGGAAGCTCCACCAACCCCGAAGGAAGTCCCTTGTAAACCTGCACCTGAATTATTTCCATTTGCGCCCCCCGTGGCAGATAGAGTGGAGTTATTAGTAACTACAGGAGAGTCAAATTGGATTATACCTCCACCTCCACCTCCACCTCCAAAAGCCAAATTGGTAGTGGTAGAGTTTCCCCCTGTAGAACCATTTCCCCCATTTACAGATATAGAAGAACCTGCGGTAGTAGTTATGCTTGTTTTAGCATCCACATGGATATAGCCACCTGAACCACCAGAGGAACCCGTAATATAAGATGCCCCTGTAATAGAAAAAATAGTCCCATCTACCCCATTAGCCGCGATAGTCCCCGTAGCACCCATAGTGAAGGTGTCACAAAAAATTTCTAAACCGCTACCACCGGCTCCTCCTCTTCCTGCTCGACCTTGATTACTCACAATGTTTATAGCTCCAGAACCCCCTCCCGACCCATGGGGTTGAAGTAGAGGTGTGTGAACGGTTCCGGAAAATCCTTCCGTACCAGCACCAATTCCAGCTCCAGGTTGAGATGAGAAAGTAATGCCAGGGTTAGCAGTCGCTGTTCCCCCTCCACTATCTTGCCCCCCAAAGGCTCTAGAAACAAGTTGGATATCACCATCAACATTAAAGTTCCCTAAGCATTGGAAATAAGTGTAAACGGTGTCAAAAACCAAGGTTCCTCCTGCTTGAACATCTACTGAATCGTAAAGGTAAGAACCTAAGTTCAAAGTAACTGTCTGACCATTAAGGACTATTAAAGCACCAGCAGAAGGAGGTAAAAAAGGTACTGAAGGGAACTGCAAGCACCTCCAAGAACTCCCATCATAAACCTCTAAACAGTTTAAACCTTCATTGAAACGGGTGTAACCCTTCATAGGAGTACCGTCTCTTTGAGCAGAGGTTCCTGTAGGCATTTTAGCCGAAGCAGCCCGTCCTGTCTCGGGAACGTACCCAGATACTTGGTTAACCACTCCTAGAGTCTTCCACTGACCTTCAGTAGCAGACCACTGATATTGAGTTACCCCTATCCCAGGGCTAATTGGGTAAAGTTGCCCATCTGATGGGGCATTTGGAAAATCATAAGCCATGTTTAACCTCCTATAGATTAACTCTCGCGCCGTTTATAATAGCATATCCATTAGTTGCATCTGATCTAGTTATCCCGGCATTGCTCATCACAGTAAATCCTCCTCTTCCTCCGAAAGAAGACCCTCCGTTAACATTATTAAAGACAGTCCAATTGGATGGTGATCCATTTGAAATGGGGTTTCCTGTAATTCCTCCAGTGGATGATAAAGTCCCATTATTGGTGTATGAGGTAGAGGTTTCTATATAAATAATACCTCCGCCACCTCCGCCACCTCCAGAGGTGACATTAGCTACCGGCACAGCAGCCCCCCCATTTATACCTAAGGAACCATTCCCACCGTCAACAGTTATTGAACTCCCTACATTTTGCTGATAGTTATCACAGGAAATAGAAACGAAACCTCCAGTTCCCCCTCCTGAACCTTCTACTTGTCCAGAGCCAGCCGCACCCCCCGGTCCGGCACTTTCGCCGTTCGCATTTATTAAACCCGTAGAAGTTATTAGGAAGGAGTCACAAGTCAGGATTACTCCTCCCCCCGCGCTTCCCCCCTGGGAAGGGACTATTAAAGATCCTTCCGCAAAACTAACGGAACCTCCACCAGCAAATCCAGGGGTTCCCCAACTTTGAGAACTAGGTGAATAAAGGTCTCCAGCGATTTGAGGGAAAAGTCCAGCCCCTTCTCCTATAGCACTATTGTTAAGATATCTTATACCTATAGAACCATCATTTACATGACCACCTGCCGAGTTCTGGAAATGTCCTATAGGACGAATCCCAGGGACATTACCTGCTAAGTATAAAGTACCAGCGATAGATATGTTGTTTAAAACTCGGATTCGAGTAAGTTTGGAAGTGAGTCTCAGAGTCCCCGTGTTTTCAATCGTAAGATTGTCATAGGTGTAGTTCCCGTCCGTTAGAGAAACCGTGGTCCCTGCTAAGACTGTCAGATCCCCTAAAGAAACAGGGGTCTCCACTTGATCATTTAGACAGATCCATTTAGCACCATCGTAAACCTCTAAACAAGATAAATCTTGGTTCCAACGAGTGTAACCTTCCCGGGGAGTCCCATCCCTTTGAAAGGAGGTTCCGGAAGGCATTACAGCCGATCCTGTGTCACCGGTTTGAGGGACAAACTCCTCAGAAGGAGGGGAACCATTCACCCCTAGTGATATCCAGTGGTTTCTCGATGCAATCCACTGATATTGAGCCTGTCCAGCCGCCGCCGGAACGGGGTAAATCTGGCCATCAGTAGGATTATTTGGAAAATCGTAAGCCATTATTTACCTCCTATTAAGATAAGGTTCCACCATTCAACTCAGGGTGCTGAGGAGTGTAGAATAAGTTGAAGATTGTTGGGATGTCAGTTTCCAGGTCAATAGCAGCATCAACAGTAGTGACCTCTGTATTAATATCAGTAAGAATAGTGTTGACAGTATAGTTGTTATCCCCTTGAGTCAAAGTAGAATCTCCTGAGAAAAAAGCTGCAAACTCAATGGGATCTACATTAGAAAAGATTAGACTTATCTCTTTTCTTTTCCCAGACCTTACAACGGATTTTTGATAGGCACGGGCAGCAGCCTGATGTGCAGCAGTAATGGGGCTAGCAGGGACAGGGGAGTTAGGAGTATCTAACCAAGCCTGAACTCCTTCTAATAATGCGAAATTCCCACTGCCAACAGCAGGGGCTTTATCGTCAAACTCAATGATGAATTGACTTTCTGGTAATAAGTAAACGTTAGTTATAGCCATGATTATCTCTTAATATTTTGTCTTTAAGTAAAGGGTTGCTCCAAAAGTACCTGTTGCAAGACTGGCATTTGGGATGAGTCCAAAAGTAGCAATTTCATTATACCCTGAAAGTGGGAGATAATCTGCGGTTAAGGTTAGATTACTACCGTTAGAATAAACAGTATCAGCAGTAAAACCGATAACTGTTGCATCCCATAAATTAGTAGGGACAGTGAAAGTATTATGAGTAGCTACTATTAAATGGCTGTGAGTAGAGGGTCTTATAGCACCAACATTAACATTATAAGATATACTGAAGTCCCTTAAACCCGTGGAAGCATATGCAAATTTGGAATAGTTTGGAGCACTAGCACCGAATAAAAGGCTAACAGTATTTTGAGGGCTAAATAAAGCATCCCCGTTTTGAATGTAAGAAGAAACTGTTTCAACATCTTTTTTCCTAATAGAGAAATCAATACTATTGTAATAGTTCGTAATACCACAGTAACCTATCTGGTCATTAAAAGAACCTGTATAAGATTGGTCAATTAGGGGGGAAACTTCCGTATTATTGCCATCAGAAGTAAAATAAGTCCCGACATACCTTTTATTTAGTTCCCCGGATTTAACTTTTACACCATCTTTATCAACTAAAGGAGTAGCCCTATTTGCTGCATCTGTCCAAGGTACTGCCTCCAAGGTTAAAGTACCAGTACTATCAAAAATAAATACATCGTAAGGTAAGAAAGCTGTAGAACCTACCGTGGTAATATTAATTGGTGAATTTAAATGGAAACATTCCCAACTAAGCCCAGAAGTATTGTATAGAGATATTAATTTCCCTTTATAAGGGTGCAAAAAAATAGTATTATTAGTTCCTCCTCCAACAGGGTCTAAAGCAGAATTAGATAAACGAGCTTCAAAAAGACCTATCTTATTTACAATAGGGTCAGAACCATAATCATCTTGTCTTAAGGCTCCATCAAGGGCGTTGACCATAACCCATTGGCTAGAGTTGGCATCCTCATACCAAATTGAGAAGTAACCTTCATTAGAATCCCACCATAAATCCCCATCTTGTAGAGGGGTGGCATCGTCTCTAGCATTCGGTGCGGTGTCGTTGGTGATAACAGTGAGTCCTCCACCTCCAGGAGTAGTCTCACCAACTAAAACCCATGCTCCCTTAGCCGCTTTCCATCTATACTGGGAAACCCCAGGAAGAGCAGGGTCTGGATAAAGTTGTCCATCTATAGGGGAATTTGGAAATTCAAAACAACTAATTTTCTTGTCCTCCTCTTACAAAGTTTTCTAAACATTTTTTATGAAATCTCATAACCGTACTTTTTGTCTATTCTTTTTTACAATAAGGACCGTGAGTTTCCTTCCATGTCTCCATCCGTTAGGCGCGAAAGAAAAAGGTTGGAACCCACATAAACCCCTTTTAAACAAGTAAAGGATTCAGGATGGTAGAACTTTAAAAGGTAGGTAAAGTTATCCATAATCTGAGGGTTGTGTAAGGTCTGTTTCTTCTATTATAACCATTTTTTCTCCTTTTGACAAATAACTTTCTAACTGCATTAGGTAGTTTATTCAAAACGTTCCTCCAGCTATTTCTTTTGGATTACCCATTGGGGAGTCAGGAAAGTTGTAAGCCATAATTTATAAAGTAGAGATTACCCCGTTTAGGGAAAGTTTCCCATTTCCAGAAGGGAGGGAAGTGTAGTAGGGAGCGGTGAAGGGGGTGTTTGCTCTTTGAAAACCACCTATTCCTGCGAAACTACCCCCTGCGAAACCATTCCCAGTAGTAACACTAGGAGTCCCTCCAATAGAATTGGTTCCGTTAGTCCCTCCAGTCCCGGTTATAGTGGCATTATTTATTATTGTCGGTGATGTAAACCTTACATAACCACCTCCGCCACCTCCACCTCCAGAGTAAGCTTTATTAGCTCCAAAGCTATTGATAGCGTTTGAACCATTTCCACCATTAACTGAAATAGTTCCACCAGCAGTGGTCGTTAGAGAAACATTTGCTGTCACCCCCAAATATCCACCACTTCCTCCTGAAGCCCCTGTTAATTGATAGTTTCCCGAACCAGAACCCAGAGTTCCACTCGTCCCATCCGCTATGATGGCTCCAGTGTCTGCTAGAAAAAAGTTATCACAAATAAAGTCTATCCCTCCAGCTGCATCTCCTCCTATACCTCCGATAGCATTGGCAGTTCCCCCTTGAGCATCAAAGGCTACTCTAGAGCTACCTCCAGATGATCCGTAAGGTTGCAGTTCAGGACCATAAACTACCCCTTGATTGTCAGAGTTACCAACTCCTAATCCTAATCCTGGTCGACCTTCTAAAACTAAACTAAGGGCTGATGGACCAGTCCTTGAACCGTTCCCTGGACTGTCACCGCCCTTGATAACAGGTCTTATTTCTAAAGTCCCAGAAATGTTCACATTCCCTAAGACTCTTATCTCAGAGTAAGCATTATTTGATATTAAGGTTCCAGTATTTTCAACGGTAATAGAATCATAAACTAAACTGGTTTCCTTCGGTAGTTCTGCTGTTGTACCGGCTGCTACAAACAGGGAGCCTAAACTTACAGGGAGAGGAGCGTCTTCATTTAAACATATCCAGGCATCTCCATCAAAAACTTCTAAACATTCTAAGTCAGTATTCCACCGAGTATATCCTGCCACGGGACTTCCATCCCTTTGAGAAATATTTCCTGAAGGCAAAACTGCCGAACCCGTGTCAGAAGTCTTTTCGACAAACATCCCAACAAGGTTAGCGTTGAACTGAACCCATTGTAAAGAGTTTCCATCGTCATACCAAACGGCAATCGAACCTGTGTCAGATTGCCACCAGATATCTCCAGGTTCCAGAGGGTCTGAGCTAGGTCTTTGGATTGGTGCTGTTTCTGAAATGATAACTAAGGAGGCTTCGGTTACAGTTCCTCCTCCACCTGTTCCACCAGAACTACCATTTATCTGAACCCATTGGTTAGAACCTGAATCAATGTACCAAATGTAGAGACCACCCTCATCACATTCCCACCATAGATCTCCTTCTACTAAGACAGACCCGTCTAAGCGAACGGTTGGTGCGGTGGTGGCAACAATAACTTGGTTACCGCCTAAACTAGCAAGTCTCCAGGCGACCCCGTCCCAAATTTTTAAGGCATCTACATTTTCATCAAACCAGAACTCACCTACGGAGTTACCTGACTGACCCCCTACAGCAGGGGCGTTATTAGGTGCATTGGTTCCTACAAAAGCAGGGCCAATCTTAATAACACTATTATTAGGGGTTTTTAGGAAGACCCCTGGCTCACCATTGGCATAGTTCACAGAAAGTTCCCCAAACTCCATAACGGAAGGGATGGGTCTCTTACTATCTGTGACAGACCTTTTATGTAAAATCTTTAGCGGCATTTAAAGCATTACCTCACTATTTCTTGCCAGTATTTACTAGCTTATGAAGTTTTTACCCAGTTTATAAAGTTTGCCAAGTAGTCCCGTCATAGAACTCCATTCGTGAGGCATCCACATTGAATCTCATAAAACCGGCACTGGGGGCAAGGTCTCTCTGGGCGGTGGTTCCTGCAGGCATAACGGCTGAACCCCCTGTAGAAGTTTTGGAAACCAGTCTTTCAAAAGTGTTAATCCAATTAGGCCCTACTCTAATATAAAGAATGAAAGTGAAGTTATTCCACCACAAGTCTCCATCCTGGAGAGGGTTTCCATCCAATCTATTACCTGGAGAAGTAGTACCAACAATCAAGTTAGACGCAAAACTCCCCTCCCCTATAGGTAGCCAGACCGAACCTGTCCAAACTTTTAGAGAAGGTATTAAAGAAGATGTATCTAACCAGAACTCACCTACGGTGTTACCTGTCAGTCCTCCTAATGTTGGGGAGCTATTAGGGGCTGCTGCACCTACAAAACAAGAGCCAACCTTTGAAAGGTTGTCATTTGCTGTCCGAAAGTAAACTCCAGGCTCATTAGCACCGTAGTTAACCGTAAGTTCCCCAAACTCTAATGAATTTGGTATAGGTCTTTTAGGGTCATCAGCAGACCTTTTTAGTAGAATATTAGCCATTAGTAAGTTCCTCCGTCAATGTTTGCATTCCAAGCAGACTCTCCTGTAGAAGTAGAGACTAGATAATCTCCTGCTCCAGAAGGACTAGAATCTGGTAAAGTATAGCTGTTTGAAATTCTTACCCTTTGAGAAGAAACCGAAAGACCTTCCCCAAACCCTAAGTTATTAACTTGAAAAGCAGCTACATTATGAGCAGTAAGATTTTGAGCAATATTTAATAGAGTGTTTACTCCATTTGTCACTCCAAAAGAAGTTCCTGTTACAGAAGGGTCTGTTACAATGGAAACCGTGTTAGAAGTATTTATTTGCCCGTCAAAGATATCAAAAACGGGGGTTCCTGCCTGCCTAATAGAGAAGAGAAGTTGTCCCGGAACAGCAGAGGGACAATTGGTTATTAAAGGGCAACCTATCTCAGAAATATTTATGGTGTTACCGATTGTAACATCCCCTAATACACAGAGGTCTCCTGTAATAGTGGAGTTCCCTTCAATAAACTTTTTATCTAGCGAGTAACGGGTCCAACCCTTATTTGCTTCCAAGCTTCCAAGAGTAGTGGAAGATAAGTCTTGACCATTCTCATCTACTCTACTATCTGTCCCCGTACCTATATAGAGATAGGTGTCCAGATGGTTCTCTGTAACCCTACAAGGGTCAGACTTAAGTGGTTGTGCTAAATTGAAACTAATCTGACCCGGCTCCAGGTTTGCAGGACTCCGATTAGGGTCGGTGGTTGTCCTTAAGTGTTGTATGTCTACACGAGACATTAACTAATCCTCCTTCTTAACGATGTGTCTATTCCTTTTAACGTTGGTGGATCATCCACTGTCTTGAGGCTGGGAAAGGTCGGCGACACCTTCACGACCACCACCTCCTTCAAAGTTGTTAAAGTTGTCATTGTTTTCTCCAGCATTGGAATCAGGACTTGACCCTCTCCAGTCTTCTCTAATATCAGAAGCACTGTCATTCCACCATCCGCTTAAGCCTTTACCACTAACTGAATTATACATTTGAGGTATTCTCCATACCCTTATGATTCCTTGAGGAGTATCTTTAGCTAGTTCGTCTCCAGGATTAACGGGAGCCTTAAACTCGTCACAGTTACTCTTGATTTCTTTGAGACATCTCTCATAGTCATCGGTAACATCTTTCCTTCTTCTTACGGAATCCAGGTAATAGCGAGCAATAATGCAAGCGGTACGTCTCCTATTAGAAGAAACTATGGAGAAACAAGACCTGGAAGAGACCGCAACATAAGAATCAATCAAAGCACAAGCGTCTTGTAACGCAATCCAAATTCTTGATAAGTTGGGAGCGGTAGCTGAAGCATCATCAATGTTAGAAATCTGAATCGCTTCCTTTTGGCCAAACATTAAGATAAAGTCATCAGGTGTAGGGTCTTGGGCTACCCCCCTAGCAGGAATAGGATAGTTGGCAAAAGTATTATTATCTCCAGTTAGATTGGAACTTGTATTCCACCCAGCCTTAACCTCATCTGATTCAATAAGATTGAGAATCTCAAAGTTGGTTATTTGCCGGACAGCCGCCCTCTTCAATTGAACCATGTTGTTCGCATCTTTTACAGGCCCCCTAAGAGCAAAGTTTAGGTCATTAGGAGGGTTGTAAGAAAGGAAAAGTTCGTCAGTCGTCTTAATCTCTGGAGACAGATTTAAAACTATTATGGCATTACTCCGGAACTCTGACCCGGAGATAACGAACTTCCCAAAGTTTATTTGGAAAGATGTTAGAGGGAATGCTACATCCTTATCTAATGCACTGTCAAAATACAATAAAACTTCCCCAGGAACTTCTTTTCTGATTATTGCTGAAGTTAACTTAGGTGCTACCATTGAAAAATTTGCCCCCCCTGTAAACTAACATTCCCTCATCCTCATCGTCGGGTCCAAAAGCTAAACCTTCCCAAAATCCAAAGGGAATATCTCTATTTATTTTTACCCTGTCGAAAGTTGACAAATAGTTTCCACATTTCAGAAAGCCTCTTATAGCTAACTGAACAGGCCAGTCATCTTTATAAAAAGACTGCCACTCTGTTAAGATAAATGTCTTAGAGAACGTTATGATGTCTTCTGTGTACTCTAAAATCAAGTAAGCTAAATATTCATCTGGACACTCTATGTACGCTAAATTAACCTTCAGAAAGTTATCTCCTAAGTCTTCCACTGTGACAATGTAGTTATTCCCTGTCTGAAACCTAATAGCCATTGTATTCTCTCCAATATCACGTATGTTCCGTCTTGTCTAATGGTAAGAGAGTCTAGTTCTCTTACGTCTGTATCCGGTTGGAACTTTATTTTGTCACCTGCTTCTAACAGAACAATATTTGAATAGTTCAGCCCACCTATTCTTAGGTCAGACTCTTCACTTGTATTAGTAGCCACTACATAGTTTAAAGTTCCAGCAGTAAAAGTATGAAGGTTATTCTGTCTTTCTTCTTTAGTCACCTTCATATATCTGCTCGCCCATTCTCTATAAGGATTCTTTCTCCCCCCTCGATATTAACCTACTGTAACTGATTTTTTCATCTTGAGGAGTATATCTTCCGAAGACCATCCATAAGTATAGTTGAGATTCAAAGGTGCAACCTTAAAGACTGAATCCTTTACTATATTTGGACCGAGTCGGCTATCCCTACCTGTAACCTTGATAAAGCTACCTATTTGGGAGGGGATACCGAGGCTTTCTAGTAATCTATTTAGTAGTTCAACTAGAATATTAGGGTCAAAGTAATCGTCTTTGTCAGGTAGAAAAACTCCTGAGAGTTCTGCGAGGTCCTCAATATCGACATTTCCATCTTGAATCCTTTCTAACCAAGTTACTACTTCATCTGGTAGATAAACTCTTGCAAGTTCTGCCAGATCCTCAATATCTAGATTTCCATCTTGAACCCTCTCTATCCAAGTTACTACTTCATCCGGAGCATGCTCTAGACCTAGGTTTATAAGGTCATCTTTATTTTTAAACTTCGAGAAAAAATCACTTTCAAAAATGATAGCCGTGACATTTTGCTGTGAAATTAGTTTAAATCTACCTATTTGGGAAGGAATACCAAGGCTTTCTAATAAACTATTTAGCAGTTCAATTAGAGTATTAGGGTCAAAGTAATCATCTTTGTCAGGTAGAAAGACCCCTGAGAGTTCTGCCAGATCTTCAATATCAAGACTTCCATCTTGAATCCTTTCTAATAAATATCTAACTTCTTGAGGTGCTTGTTTTAGACCTAAGTTTATAAGTTCATCTTTATTTTTAAACTTCGAGAAAAAGTCCCTTTGAAAAATGATAGCCGTGACATTTTGCTGAGACATTAGTTATCGGGTTCCTCCAGTTCTTGATAAGGAGCAGGCCCGTAAAACTTAGACCCGTTCTCTCCGTACATATTTGGTCTTTTTGTACCATAAAAAGTAAGCTTAGGCATTTCTCTATCGGTGGTAGGAATGACATAATCCCATGTAGATAAAGCTTTGGAAGGAGGGTTAACCGTCCCGTCATTATTTGGAGGGACATCTACATCATCACCTCCAACGTGGGAATGTTGCATATCTATCATCCTAACCCAGTGGAAGTTCCCATTTCTCCTTAAGCAAACCACTACCCAGTCACTATTCAATGGCCCACCCATTTCCACCGCCATACACCCTAAGTTCTCAATTTGGGGAGGAGGAAGCTTACCAGCTAAATAAACAGGTAAGCGAGTCATAGTAGAGGATTGGGGTTTCGGTTGCCCTGAAATAGTGTTTGTTTCCGGGTCATAAATAATATCTTGAAGGATAGCCCTATCATACTTTCCATCCACAGGAGAGAGGGTTACCCTTGCATTTAGGAGTTCTTCTGTCTGCCTACCTACAAAAGAAGGGGATACGGAAACCCAGTGAGAAACATAGTTCTCTGCTTCAGGTTGATTCTGAATCTCATTGTTCATGGAATCAAACAGGACTTTCACTCTACCAAGGTTTTCGGGGTCTCTTATATCTACAATAGTCCCTTTTAAGGAACCTAATGCTCTTCCTGAAAGGTCTTGTGCAAACTTAGCACTCCTTTCAGATTTCAATAAAGTTTTTACTAAATCACAATTTTCTAATGCCATGTTTTCTCCTTAGTTTTGGTGGATAATATAACTCGAATCTTCTGCCAAAATGTTAGCCTCCGGTCTTCTGCAAGCTGCCAACCAAGGGTCAAAAATAGCTTCTTCGCAAGCGGACATATCTGTTGAGAAATAAGCGTATCCGACTCTATAGTCACTTGAATCTACCAGTTCGGAAGTGTAGTCGTCACTCAGAATACCATATTTAAACTCGCTGGCATCCCAATCCACGGGGTTGGAAGGATTTAACTTTCCAGAGGCAAGGTCTAAAGGTATCGCCCCTTTTAATTTACCCTTACCAGAAAAACCACAGTAATAGTCCCCTTGCCAGTCTCCGTCTTCTACACTAACCCTGGAACAAAGAGCATCGTAGCTAGAGGTTATAGCATAATCGAAGAAAGGAGTCCCCATTTCAAGTTCAAACTCGATTTTGGATTTCTCATAACCTTCCTGGTAGTCGCAGTCTTCGTTAGATGTACTAGAGGTTAAGTAATCTTCATGGTAAACGACACTTCCAACTGGAAGAGCTTTATCAAAGTCCTCATCATAGTTAATAGGACGTAGAGGATTAACATTCCTGGTGACTTTATCAAGAGAAGGTGTTTTACCAACATAGTTGAAGTTCTGAGCCATCAACTTAGTGGTCGACCAGTCTTCACCATCTCTCACCATATCGGGTGGTAAACGGAAGTAATATCTTAGATGGAGGTCAGGTGTCCTAGGACCGCGGTTCATATCAGCAACAAGAGGGTTAAAGAAAGAAAACTTATCGTTCTGTTGTAAGTCTTTATGGTTCCAAGTCCGAAGGAGACTTAGAGAGTGTCTGACATCAGGTGAAAAGTCGTAGTTGAAACAAGCGGAAGAGTATTCGTTAACCTCTAACCCTTGTACAGGTAACACAACCTCTGTAAGAGGCTCATCCCCGAACTCACCTTCGTCTAATGAACAACTTCCTTCCCTATCATATTCTCCAGAATCTACTACTGCAATCAAGAACCCTGTCTGATTGTCATACTCTCCTTCATCCCAGACAGTACCATAAGTAGCCTCAGCTTCCAGAGTAAAACCCACGGGGTCATCTACATCTACAGTCAAGATCAAGTCCTCAGACAAGCTGTATATACCCTTTGACTCTCCTGGGAGTAGAGTTACAGGATTTGGGTCACAGCGATCTTTCCTAAGCGTTATAGGGATGCTTACGACGCGCTCGTAATCTAATCTTCTAGGTGCTAACTCTACTAGAACATCGCTTTTTACTGGACAAACTTCTACCAAGTTTAAGAAAATAGAAGGAACTGTAAACTTTTGATAAGTCTCATTGTACCCGTATAACCCCGTGGCATCAAAGGCATGGTGGTTAGGGAAGAACCCCCCTTTCTGAGACCATAAACCTTCAAAGTTTTCTGTTTGATCTCTCCAATCAGAGATATCTTCCCATTGAATAATCTCGAAGAAGATTTCTGGAGTTTGTCCTTTTGACTTAATCTTTACAGGACTAATGGACTGATTAAAGAGAACCTTGGTAGTATTTTCCTCACAGTTGTATTCCAGGATGTAAGGTTCTCCTTGGACTACTTCTATTTCTCCATCAAAGAAATAGGGAACCCATGTAAACAGACGGTTTTCTTTGTAAGGTAGAACAAGGTTTTGACCAGCAACTATTACCTGGGAAAAGTCTTCACTAAACTTAAACCTACGTTGTCCAGAGTCCTTCTGGTTATTCTCGTCTATAGGGACCGTTTCTGTGGATGTATTGGGTTGTCTATTAAACGGGTAAGCCCACTCCTCATAAGGTTTGAGATTTCTTTCATAAACTCCATAAGTCCCTAAAAGTAAAGCTCTTTTTTCCTGGAGAGTTAGTTTTTGACGTGGCCAATAGTTGTCTCCATTATGTCCTAAAAGTTGTGCCACCCAAGATAACTGATCATCAACTCTTTCAGTGGCATCGAGGATTTCTTCTAGTTCCCATTTAGGGTCTGTGGCGTCTAACCTTCTTCTTCTTTCACCTGTAAAGAAGCGTTTTATCTCTTTGTTTAACTCAAAGTCTGTTATAGAAAACTTAGGATTGAACATAGCCTTCCTCTACTAAATCTCTATTTATCTCCCTACTATAGATGGTCTCACCTAACTTTCTAGGGTTCATCCATTTATCCGCAAAGTTCTTATACTGCCCATAGAGAAAAACCAAGTCTTCATCAAAGGGTTCTGTCAACCACTTAGCAACAGGTTCATTCTTAACAGCAGTTATTCTACGGATATCTCTAAAGGATTGTATAATGCCTTGAGAGTTAGTTTCAAAATAAGCTAATAAGCACAAAATGGAAGTCCGAACTTCTTCATCTTCCAAATTATAGATTACCAAGTTTGCACCATATGAGTTATTTTCTGGAGGAGTGACAACATCTATAATCCCGTCAAATAAAATGTTTTTTATAGAAGTGGAATAAACGGGTGCTAAAGGATATCTGATAGTAAGTTCAGTAATCGCTCCGTTAAAGGAAAGATTTTCAAAAAAGATTACCCCTTTAGAATCATCATATCTCCCTACGATTTCAACATCAGGATTAAGGTTGGTGGATAGGGTTGCAGGGTTTGATTGAATGAACTGCTTCCCAAAAGATGTCAGTAGGATAGGAACTTGTATTTTGTTAAAGTTCGCAAAGGTTGAAAAAGTGATGTTTAATTCTGCTTGAGGGCTAAAAAACCTATCCTCTGTATTCTGGATAGCGTAGATGGACTCCATCCCGCATATTTCAAGAGGAGAGGAGACTTCCCACCCTTTTATACTCTGAAGGTTTTGGTCTTGAATCTGATAACGGAAAGCTCGTGGAGTGTCGTCTGTCTGTAACTCGTAACCAAGGAACCATCTGCTAGATTCTAACCCTAAGGGGGTTATGTCCAAAAAAGTTTGTTCATGTTGTGTAGTTCCTTCTGGCCAGGAAACTATTCCGGATTGTATCCCTACCCTGTTTCCTTCTAAGAGAAGGGGTTGCAAAGAACCTATTCCACTACCTCTAGAACCATCAGGAGGAAGAAATACTCTCCCAGCCGTTGTGTCTTCTGGAGTTTTCTTATAAGCCTCTGAAGCAGAAGGGAGCCTATCATAAATAGGTCTTCCACCTTCTTCTTCCCAAACTGTTGGTCTAGCCTCCAGCCCAAAGAGTCTTCTAAGAATCTCAGAGGTTACTTGAATGTTATTTGTTAACGGAGGGTCAGGAACCTGTATGGATCTCCGACCCCCATCTAAAGGGTTTATCATAATGCTAACGTTCCATCCCCATAATCAACTAAATCTTCTTCGTTACCGGGGGTTACGAAAGATAAACTGGCATCTTGCTCCCAAATAAACCTTGTAGCAAACTTAGAAGCGGACTGATCAACCAACTGAATATCAAAGAATCCCAATTGATTAGCACTTGTAGCAGCCGAAATGGCATTCTGGATTCTTTCGCTACATTCCTTTTTAACTACCAACTTCAAGACAAGTTTCTGAAGCTCAAAGGTTCTTGCAGTCCCTTCTGTAAGAGGGGTGAAAGGTTTTATCACTCGGTAAAAAGCTTCATCATCTTGGATAATCTGTTCATACTTATAGTTCCTATCAAAGTATTTCTGGGTTTCACTCATAGAAGTTGGCACAAACAGATCATTATCTTCGTAAACTTCGAGCAAAGCAACGGGAGTTACAAAATCTGTGGCGGTAAAGCTTCTAAACCTACTGGTATCTTGCCGGAATAGAGCGGTGTCACCTGGGATAAACCTGAATATATCTCTAACCGTTGAAGGAACTTCATTTACACTGACTTCTAGAATAGTTCTATTTTCTATGAGCTTACTCAGGTCAGAAGTATCAGGGGTGAAATCCGCTAAGCAGAGGTAATAAGTATCATCAGCTTGAGGTACTCTTCCTCTGAGGTATTCTCCTAAAGAAAACCTTGTAGAATAACGGAAGGGGGTATTTTCGTAGAAGCTTCCATCTTCATCTTCAAAGGGTAGAACATTTACCATTCGGATAATGTTGTTAGCTACTAATCTCTCTATAGATTCTTCTAAAGTTTCTGTAGAGTTTGGTTCAAAACGGAACTCTCTTAAAACCCTGGCGGTGATAGAAACCACTCCTTCCATGGTGTCAACAACAAACTGGAAAGGGTCGGCAGGACATAAAGAATCTTCTGGGAGTTTTGTTTGAATATAGTCTCCTTCCTGATACGTAGTTCCTGGAACAAGGTTTTTAGTGATAATAATGCTAGAAGAAACTAACCCTTGAGTCTGCACTGTAGAAAAGTCAGAGGTTGGTGCTTCCCTAGTAAAGTTTTCATTAACCAAGAAGACATACCACCCTGGACGAGATTCTAAAGGTTCGTTAGCTATTTGTTCGGGCTTAAAAATATCTTCTAAATCCGTTTCTTCCAAAGTGATTATGTCAGGGTTATAGGCATTGAAATTATCAATCGCAATGTAGTCATCTCCGATAACCCAGTCAGAAAAGGTTTTTACAGGAGAAATAAGTTTATTAGCCTCTAGTTCAGAAATAGTATTTCTTTCACGGTAGAAGAAGTCCTTCAGAACTACACGAATGTCATATAATCCTGTCCCTGAGTCAAAGATAGCAATAACGTCGCTTCTCTTATAATCTCCAGGTTGGAAGTTTAATATTCTTCTGAACACCAGAGTATCAGTGTTAGTATAATATCCTTTGTTAAATGGAACAGGGTTAAACGATTGCAACGCTAAAAACAAGTTTTCATTTCGGGAAACCAAGTCACCCTCTTTTACTCGGAATCCTGTTTCTAACGGCACTAACTCAGCACCTTGAATGTTAGAAGAAACTAAAGTTCTGGGAGAAGTATATGTTAAGATAGACAGTATGTCAGGGTCAACATACTGGTTAGTTGAACCAAAAGTTCCAGGGAAAGTGCTGTTCAGTGCTGACTCAATATCTGTAACTGATGGGGCATAGTCAGAGGGGAATTCCCGGTTAGGTCTCAGTATGTTCCGAGTAAGCTCTCTTAGTTGTAAACTTAGGTTCTGCAAGTTTTGAGAATAAGGTAAACCAGGATTATACTGGATAACCGTTTTCACATCCACTTCAAAGAGTTTCTTAGGGTATAAATGAACGTCCAACCCCACGGGGGTCTTATTATTTATTATGTTTTGAGCCCCTGCGATTTGAGCTTCTGATAGCTCAGAACCATCTGCATTCAGGCTAAACAGACTGAAGTGTCCAGGGGTTGTTAAGTAATCTTCAAATCTGTCAAAGGAACCAAAGTTGGAACGTCTCGGAAGAGCACAGGTTATTGTGCCAACCCCTAATAAATCTTCCATCAAACCTTGCCAATCTTCGGCTGAAACAGGGTTTCGTCTTCTGATAAGGGAGAAAAATCTTTCCTTAACCTGATCTACCGTTTCAAAATCTTCACCACCAGTAGAAGATTCAGGGTTAGTTACTGAATTTAAACCTTGCAGTATTTCATTAAATCTTACGATGGTATTAGGTGGAACGTTTGTCAAGTTCCCCGTAGTAGTGGAGACGGCTGTAACAGTCCCTGTAAAACTCCCTGGAGGGATGATTAAAGTCTGTGTAGTTACAAATTGAACCGTCACCCCGTTGTTAAGGTTAGGGTCTGTTGAAGTGAAGAACCCTTCTGTAATAACAAAAGGAGTATCTTGAGGAGAAATGTCAAATTGTAAAGTAACTAGACTCGGGTTTCCAAGTTTTCTTTGGGCTCCTAAAAAGGGGCCAATCCAATCTATTAATATAGCTTCTGGTAGCTTACTCGCCCAATATAAAAATTCTGATTGCGCGAAAGCTTGACCCTCTAATAGGGCCACTACTGGAGATCCAGAGGAGAAGTCGTTAAGTGTTCCACCACTTGCTTGATAAACTCTTTGGGAAGCGTCGCTAACTAACTGTCTCTCTGTTCTCGGATCTACTCTAATGTCTGGGAGGGGTGCATAACGAACCATATCTTAAAAGAATCCTCCGTTAACTACATCTCCGCAAGTCCATTCCCCTTGGGAAGCATTGAAACTTAGAATAAACTCGTCACCTGGTGAGGCACATTCCACGTCTCCAAGGTCATTTAGGGATAAATCTCGAAGGGCTTGGATCAACATTAACTTAGTAATGAGGTCCGCATCTTCCAACCGATCTAGGCTCCCTATATTGGTTCCACCATACCATTTACAGTTACTCACATGGGATAGAGGAGCATTTGAGGGTAGGGTAGATCCGGGACAACCATCTTCTCCGAACTCCCATTTCCCTAATACCGACTTATCACCGGTGATAGTTTGTTGGGTTGTTAAGGTGATATACCGGGAATCAAAACCTATATCCCCATCTTTTTGAATGTCGTTTAAATCGAGAGGGTCGTAGTGAAAATCTGCGTCCTTACCGTCAAAGAATATCTGTTGTAAACCATTCAGGAACTTAGAAGTTACTACAACGCCCGGCGAAAATTGTGTTTTAGCCATTATCACCCCCTGGGATTATAGTCCACCCTTTAACATGGTTGGCATAGCCTTTTAAATATTTCCTTAAGTTACCCACAGGTTCCCCCGTTTCTCTTTCCATAAAATCCTCCAGTTTCTTAAGACTATTAAAACCTGGGACTGAGATAGTGTTTATTATTTCGAGATCTGGATAAGAGGGTTTTCTCCCGTTTCTGTCCCACTTTCTCTTTATCCAAATGGTAGGTTCAGTTATAATCTCGTACCTATCCTTATCGAACTTTCTTTTAGAAATGTTTTCTTCTACGGTAATTTTAGAATCTTCTTGGATGCTAACTCCTTTTGGACAAAGTCTGCTACCTGAATAATAGTGTCCTGGATCCATGAAGGTTATTCGGTAAACGTGAGCTGTCCTCATTGAGTCTCTTCCTTTTCCTTATCTACTTCTTCAGTATAATATAAATCCTTCTTGTTGGCAAGTTTAGAAGAAGCCTTCTCCACTTTTTTAGATATTGACTCAGAAAAATGACTATTACAGGACGAACCTTCCTTGATAATAGTCTTTCCACATAATACTTTTTTAGTCATAGTCCTATGATAAAAATTGTGATAGGAAGAGGTTTAACCCCCTTCCCAAGATAAAGTTTAACCTCGCCGCCAAGAGTTGGCTGTAAAGGATAAAGTAATCATCGCAACGTCACCAGATTCTCTATCTACTTCGGCTACACTTAGTGAACTGAGTTGAGCCCCTTCGATAATGTAGGGTGGCCCATTTTCTTCTTCACCGTCGCAAAGCACGGGTTGGATAGTGATTGTTAAGAATTGACATTGATAGTTAAGCCAGAACTCTTCTGCCTGTTGAGCAAGAACGGGGTCATAAGGAGAACTTAGCTCCATATCTTCCAATGTTCTTGGTCCGACTACCTTGAAAATTCTGTTTCCAGTTTGGTTAGCGTACGTCCCAGTCTCGGCTGTGTCATTGATACCTGAGAAAGTTGTCCAGAAGAGGTCGACTCCTTCGGCGTAAACAATAAAACCAGCTTTGGTTATAGGCTTGAGAATTGCCATAGTTGCACCTCCTCAAGATTATGCTAAGATATCTGCAATGTAGAAACCCGAACCGATTAATCCAGTAGCTCCTAATCCAACTAAGTTTACAATACGTTCGACCGTGATTTCAGCGCGTACAACCCGGCGTTCCCGAACAAAGTATTCAGGGCGTACAGCAGGGGTTCCGGTTAACTGATAGGTGTAAGCATAAGCAGGTGTACTCATAGAAGCACCGCCGGCTGGCATAACACTATCACTAGGTCCTAATGGACTATAGAAGACTAAGATTGCATTCTCAGGGAACACGGGGAGTAAACGTCCATCGGTTTCTAAGAAGCGACCTTCTGCTACACGGATACCGCGGGAAAGGCCGAAGTAACGAGCGATTACATCGATGTCGATAGATGCAACGGTTGTATACTTGATTCTTTCTTCAATCTTACTGTTAACTAATAGGTTATCGTAAACAGCAGAACCTAACACCATTGAGTTAGGACGGATACCAATTTGGTTAGCTACTTGACGCTTGATAATCAATACGTCTTTGATGGGATCGGAAGTGTTAGTAGGGTCTGTCCAGTTTTCATTACCAGCACCAGGGTAAGCAGCTTGGAAGAGAGTCCAGGTTGCGAATGCCAAGTTTGTCTCATAAGCAGCAGAAACAGCCACACCATCAGCAACAGTCTTCTCATAGCTGTTCATCAAGCGTTTCATGGCGTTACGAGTTTCAATGGCTCGTAAGTCAACTTGTGCAGGGCCTTCACCTGCGTTTTCGATTACTTCTTCAGGAATCTCCCATGCAATAACCTCTTGTTCTACAGTGTAAGGTTCACTGTCGAATCGGCTTTGAACGGCGGGAATGTTAGTCCCGTAAGCCCGACGGTAATCATTGATAGCAAATTGCTCTTTACCGAAACGTAGAATCCGACCAGCACGGGTGGGAGTATCTACAACGGGAGCAATGAAGTTTGCAATGTTTGTCTCGGGTAAGGCATATCCTTGAGCCAAGGTGGTTAAGATCGGGTCAGTACCACCATAGCTATCTCTAAGATTCAGCATTTTAAATCCTCCTAAATATTAGCTAAAGCTTACTAAAACCATTGACCGGCCACCGATGAGAACTTGCTCACGGATGATAGGTGTAGTGTTGTTAACGGTAACGGCTGCTCCAGTAGATGCGCTTCGACCTACTCCATCTACTAAAAGAGCATCTCCGACAGCCTGTAAGTTGGCTGCATCGGCTTCTACAAGAAGAGTTCCAGAGAAGGCAACAGATCCTAAACGGGATGCTGCTGGAGCTTCGGTTGCGGAAGGGATGTAATACTGGTTAACCCCGAGAGTTACAGAGCCGGCTGCACTTGCACCGTCTTGGACTTCTTTAGTACCAGCATTGTTCCAAACTAAACGAAACTCGAAAACTTCGTCAGAAGAAAACTCGTGTGTCTCGGCAAAGCGGATAACCTGCTTGCCATACTGTGGCCCTACGTTTGAGGCCATAGGAAATACCTCCAGGTATGATTGTTGATATTCACCTGTTTCTTGTATTTTCTAGTAGTATTTTTAAGACTGTCCCTGTAGTGGTTTTACCCAACTTTATATCAAAATTCCATTTCACAACGCCAACGATCTAGACATCTGCAACCTCGTTGATGGAAGTTCCAACAATCTTTACAAGTCTCATGATCCATTGGGGGGAAACCCTTCTCATCTCTTTTAACCCGATATTCCCCTCTGAAATAGAGGAGTCACGGTGTAACCCCTTGAGATATATATAGAGGGATCAGTCATCAAGAGGAAGAAATCTATAGAAGTAGTTTTCTAGTTTGGTTAGGCTCAGGTACTTTTTACTTCGTTTCAGAGCCTTTTCTATATATTCCTTTTTACTTTGACTCTTGAAGACCTATCCCACATAAGTCAAGTAACCCCTATTATTTATTGCTAAATAACTCTTGTTTCAAAGCCTCAGTGTATTCAATTCCTTCCTCTTTGGAACGCTTCAAAGCACGTTCATGGGGATCTAAGTCTTCTTCTTGGAAGTCAACTTTTTCTTCCTTCATTTCTCCATAAGGAACTTGTACAGGGAGGTTCTCCATAATCTTTTTAAAGGTGTCAAAGAGTTTAGGTTCATCTTCAGAGAACTCTACTTCTTCTCCTTCATCAAAAGCAATGAGTTTTTCGCAGTACCCAGAAATGGCTTCAGGGGTGGCAATAGCGTCGTACATCTTACCTGATTCGTATAGTCCATTAATGAACTTTTCTACGTTGGAATGACGACGTTCTTTCATTGCGTGATTAGCTGCTGAACGTAATCTTTGATTTTCTTCTTTGATGGACAACATATCAGACTTCATAGAAGAAAGTTCTTCCATTAAAGCTTTGATATGGTCTTCCTTAGTAATGTTTTCTACCACGTTCTCATGACGAGAGGCCCCAGTCATTTCAGAAGAAACAGGTTGCTCATAAAAGTCCTCTTTAGCAACTTCTTCAGAAGGCTTATCTTCTTCGGAGAAATGAGTTTTAGTACCTTCCATAGTGGCATGGGTGACGGAGTCAGATTCAACACCTCTATCTGCTACAGGAGCAGGGGTACGACCTTCTTCAGGGTTGGCGGGATAACCTTTTTCTTCGGGTCTCTCCATCTCATCTTCTGAGTAAGCAGTTAACTTAGCACTCATTCCAAGGTCTGTTTCCATGGGTTGGACAATACCTTTGGAGTTTTCCAACATTCTTCGGTGATCTTTTGCTTTAGTGGCGGTGGAGCGGTGACGAGCCTCTTCCATGTCCCCTCCGTCAGAACCCGTTTCCCCTTGGAAACCTGCGATTTCAGGAGCTTTCCCTTGAATAGCGGTTTCGTTGTCACCTTCTGCTTCTTCGTGATGACTATCACCTTGTCCAACGGTTTCGTAACGAGCTTCTTCTGCATCCCCATTGTCATTGGCAACTTGAGAACGCTTTTCTTCTGCTTTAGGGTCATTGGAAGGCATGATATTATTCAGACCGGGCTTTTCAGCATAATTTTCTGGACAGCTAAACATAACATACTTGCCTTTCTTTTTATAATAATGGCATCGATCAGAATAATCGGCTTTGCCTTCTTTCACCATAGGGTAGTATTTCTTACCTTCTTTATAGTAAGCAGGGTAGTCCACACCTTCCACTGTATGGGTCATTTGTTCCCCATACTCATGAGATACGGATTCTGGGAGTTCAGAGAAGTTTCTATAACGTCCACCTCTTTTATAGTAATATTTCTTATCTCTGAAGTCCACACCTTCTTCCATTTTGGTGTAACGTTTTTCTTCTTCCCCTTTAACATAGAGAGGGTAGTCGCCTTCAGAAGTGTACATATAACCATCTTCACCTGCATACCATACCTTCCCATCACCTTTCTTCTCAGAGGTGAGATGATGTTCCTTACTAGAAGCAGGGTTATGCTTATCTTTACATTCAGCCATGTCAATTTCCTTAGATTTCATAGTGTTGTCGTCAGCCATTTCTTCTTCCCCTTTCATTGATTTAGAAACCTTTATGGTAACCTTTTCTCCCGTGTGTTCTTGGTAAGCTTCTTTCATAAGATCTCCTGGAGATAGTTCATCAAGAAAACTTGGACCAAAATTTTTCATAGAATCATCTTCATCTTCTAAATCCATTGAAAAGTCCAAAATCTCAGCCTCTGAGTATCCGAAATCGGATAACCCTTTGATAGCTGGAGGACTTGCCCCCAACATAGCAAGATGTCTTGCACTCCATTTCCCTTTATGAGGGTTTACCTTGGATTTAGGAGAGTATAGAGAAATAGATACTTTTTTATAATGTTTATTTTTAAGTAGATTATCCATAGGGGCGGTGGTGTCAACCTTGGCATAAAGGTCATCCCCTTCCCTTTCAAAACCTTTAACCCAACCATAGGCAGGAGCCGAATCATTATCCCCAGAATGACCGATAACTATAGGAGCCTCATGGACATCTGGTTCGTAAGACTCGACCACTTCTTGTAAATCCTTCTGGGTGAAGGTTTTTTCCATACCGTTTGATGAAATTTGTGGCCCTGCTCGAAAGACGTGAATCTTTCTTAGTGTCATTTTTATTCCTCTCTTGTTAAGACCCCTTCCAGGGCATTCATTTGATTTTCTTCTTCCTTAGTCTCGAAGAGAGATTCTAAGATATCCTCATCAGATTTAGTTTCCAATCTTCCTAACTCCTTATCTTCTTCTGAAGCAACTTTTTTGCTCTCTTCATGCAGTTCCACTTTGAAGTGGTTGGCTATCCAATCCTGGGTAGGTGAGAGACCAGTCCCTTCGTTAAGGAGAACAATATCTGGAACAGTTAAAGAACTACTCTCTTCCAGGCGGAAGTCTCTCCGGATATTAGGAGTCATTACGTTAACACCAAAGTTAAAATCTACTATCCATCTAACTAAAGTGTCACGAAGCTGTTTGCTTATTAGTTGAGAAAGTTCGCTTGCACGAACTGTTCTAACCGTTTGAGCAACTTCTGAGGAAGCTCTACTCCCAGCATCAGGATTACCCGTTTCGGCTTCCCCTGTTATAAGAATATGAATCTCTTTAGCAAGGTTTTTCAAAATCTGTTCAAAGACTTCCCCATTCCCTTGAGGATTGGCAAAGTCATAGTTATAACCTTCTGGAAGGATTATAGCAGTTTCTTGAGACAAGTTTGTAATCTGCCCATATAAGGTGTTAATCTCATTAACTGTTGCAGACAAGGGGGCGGTTACAACTACGGTTGGGTTAGCAAACCTGTCAGAATATAAGACTTGAGATTCTTGAGCCCTGCGTCTAAACTTCAATAAAGGGTAAAGTATCCTACCCACTCCTTGACCATAAGGGTCTCCATTGTTACTGATATAGTAACGGAAGGGTATGATTTTTCTTTCAGGTACTTTCTCACCAGTAAACTGGTTTCCTCTTGTGACAACCCTCAGGTTAAACCCTCTTTTAGCTTCTGGATTTTCTTGCCATAAGAACCTCCGAGGGTCTTTCATTCTAACTTCTTCTGCAATAATACCAGCTCTTGTTCGGTTCCAAATAATCTCCCCATAGGAGCATCCTGTTATAATGGCTTCAGAAAAACCTCTGTAAATCTCATCCATTGGCAAGTTGTTTATTTGGTTTTCCACGTATTCTGCTACTACTTTGTCTCCAGGAAGTTCAGAAAAAGGTTCTACCACAATATCTTTTGAGGTAATATCTTGAACTAATCTAGAAATAGCTGATTGAACAGTAGCATCCAATAACAACCGAGTGTACATATTGAGGGCGCGAACCCCCCCTTTATCCAGAAGAAGTTCGTCACTGGGTTGCAGGACGGCTCCTTCTGAAGAATCTCTACCTTTTTCTCCATACCAATATGGCTGAAAAGGGTTATCTGTATAGGCTGCTGCTTCACCTTTAGCCCCTGAGAGGGGTGCTGTTTGAAATCTTTTAGACACTAATCTTTCCCCAAGTTTATTATCGTTGAAGTGCGAATGATATAGGTGGTTGGGGAACCCCATTTACAAAGTAAGTAATCTTAACTTGATATATACCTTCTTCCCCTGTATTTCTCCATTCCCCGTCGACCTCTAAATCTGATAGTTCGGTTACTTCGTCTAAAATGGCTTTTGATATCCTAGAGTTTATCAATATAGGGTTTATGACTTCAAAGATTAAATCGGGTAAACCATAATCCGCTCTTAAAACCCTTTCATAGGGGCGTGTATCAAGAACTGACAAAATGTGTTCTCTAACAAGATTGTAGTCCGTAGAAGTTTTTAACTGACCATTTATATCCACTTCTAAAGGATAAGTCAACCCCCTCTTTGCTGCTAAGCTCATTAGACCTTATAAAACCCCCTAATAATGGCATCTATCCTTCTTAATCTAGAATCTAAGTCGGGAGGACTAGCCTTTATTAACTTCGACCTTTCCTCTCTTAGTTCTCCTAATCCTAAGTATCTGTAAGTTTTTGTATCTTTCATTTAGATTAAATAAGAAAAAAGACCTAAGAGGTTTTACCCCCTAGGCCCCTAGGGATTAGATAAAGCTATTACTGGTTGCATAATCGAATCCAGCACCACCAAGAGCCGCAGGAATGCCGCCATCAATGGAAACACGGACGAGTTCGAGTTGGATACGTTCCAAAGTAGGAACAGGAACCACGAACACTGAGATTTGAACAATACCCTCCTCTAAGGTGTTAGAAGGATTGTTGCGTCTGTCACAGATAACGGAATAAGCATCTCCAGGCTTAGACCCGAATAATGCACCCCCTACCCATAAACTATAGAGTAAAGCTTCCGCAAGAGCTCTTAACCTTGTAAATAAGACGTTTTGACCATCACCAACTGAGAAGATTTCACAATCAAAGGCAAATTTCAAAGAACCGTAAATCACGTTCAGAATAACACGAGTGTTAACGAACTGATAGAGTTTTTGAGCAACGTCTTGACGGTCAACACGAGTTCTACCACCCCAGATATAAATATCTGCAGTAGGGTAACCAGGGAGGGTTCTCAGAACGTTAATACCCAGAGGGTTAGAAACATCTTGTTCTGCACTGGAGATCTTGATTTGAGACTCTAACGCTCCTCTCAGACGGTATTTAACACCAGCAGGTGGATATTGGAACCCTTCTGCCCGATAACGTCTTACTGCCACGCCGGCTGCGAATGGAGTAGGAGACACCCAGAGTCTTTGTTCGTTAAGAATATAAGGCCCGTAGTAAGCTAAGAACCCGAACACAGTGCTATAGTTTAAACCGTCAGCGATTAACTTGGAATGGGAATCCAGACCTTGATCCACGACGACTACTTGAGCAACACCTTCGTTGTTAATACCGCGTAAGAATTCGTCGATTAAGTCCAAAGAAGTAACTGTCTTGAAGTTCCATACGCTGGAAGGAGGAGTAATCTCAGGAACAAAGTTCAACGTTAAAGCAGAACCTTGGATAACAGAAGTGGGTGGAGGTGAGGTTCCACTGGTATCTTCAATACCACATACGAAGTAAAGAACTTGTTGAGTATCTTGTTCTTCAGTAGGTGTGTTGAAGAAGATATCGTCACCACTAGGTAAGTTGGAAGAACTGATGGGAGTTGCGTCCGCTTGAGTCTGATAAGTGTAGTAGAACCCAGTTTCGTCAACAGCGTTTTGAGCTTGTGCCACTCGAATGACTACTCGACGGTCTGCAATCACATCAGCATTTTCATCTTCAAGATCATATTCTGCTAAAGTGGTGTCGAGTTGATATTTACGTCCCCGGATGTATCTTGCTTCGTTATAAGCATTGAAAGGATTTTCATTACTTTCATATTCATAATCGGTAAAGATTTCTACCGTAGAAGTCGTCAGAACTGGATTCTCAGGAAGGTTTAGGAACTGAGAGTCAGCGACGGCTGCTAAACTTACTGCTAAGTAGAAGGTGTCATCATCAACTTTAGAGACGTAGTAACGCACTAAGTTATTAGCATTTGTTCCACTTAAGAAGTTGTTACTATTCCCATCAACTACGTCGCCAGAGAATAATACAGCTTGTCCATCGGTTAAACCGTGGTCTTCCAATAAGAATAAGGAGTTAGTGTCCGCACCTATATTAGATACAGATAATACGCTAGGTATCCGGAATGTTGTTGAATCAACACCGGCTCCGGTAATATTGATAACTTTGGTTAAGGCAGGGTCTAACGCTAGTTGGAAATTTGTTCCTGTGCGGTTAGCTACATAGAAATAACCGATTAAGTCAGCATTTACTAAAGGAGAAGCGCCTGTTACAGTATAAGTAAAACTAGATCCTCCACCAATAAGAGAATCGTCTACAGTAAGAACGTCGGTAGCAACATAGCTGATTCCACCATCTTTAATGGTTACACCTGTTACGGCTCCACCAGAAACTACGATATCAGCAACGGCTCCACCACCTGTACCACCTGAGAAGGGGATATTAACATAAGTCCCATCAGTGTAGCCAGTACCACCTACGATGGTTCCTAAGGTCACTAAACCACCTGTCTCATATTGTGCGGCGGTTGCTCCAGAAACTTTATTAACAAAGACGAAATCTTTGTCAGTATAAGAGTTGCTAAAGCTGATTGTGTCTCCGGCTGTACTTACGTTACTAGAAACTACAAAGTTAGGTGCTTCGGAAGCTAGAGAACCTTGAAGGTCAACAAATCGGCGAACTACGTTGCGGAAAGTATAACGTTCAGTTGGCTTCTGCAAGGAAGCAGGAAGATAAGCTGCGTTGAAAGCTTGATCGTTAGTAAGAGCTTCAAGTAAGTGGGAAGTCTTGTCGTTAATAGTAACTTTTAAGTCGAAAGCAGGATTTAGATAACTAATAACACCTGAACCACCATCGGTTACATCAATGGCAACATTGTTAAGAGCATTAGCGATAGTGGATGCTAACTTGATTTCATTACCGTTGAGGGTGATTTCTACATCACTAGCAATAACAAAGTAAGTTCCATCGTCCAGACCACTAATAGTGGAGTCAGTTAGTTCTACCTGAGACCCTGTAGAGAACCCGTCACTATCAATAGGCCAATCTTCTGCAAGAGTTAATACATCAGTAATACTATTGGCAGAATTTACATCAATGATACGGTCATCCTTGATTGAAACCCGTTGATCAAAACCAGGGTCAATGTTCTTGTTAATACCTTCATCAGCAGTTAAGCCAACGTTTACTTGACGGAAGCGAAAGTCAGAGTCAGTCCAACGATAGATAGTATTTCCGATAAGATAGAGTTCATTCTCGAAGAATCCGTCAGCAGGACTATGTTGCTCAAAGTCAGCATAAGGTTGCAGATCGGTTACTAAGTATGGGCCAGGATCGACAAGAGCCATCCATTTATAGTTCTCATTAGAAGCCAATGCCTCCATAGCCGCCCCGATAGCTGCGCGATCAGTTGCTCGGAATTTTTGGAAAGCGGTAGGAGCCAACAAGAAACCTTGAGGTAGTTGTCCTGTAAAACCTGTACGAATGGTTTGAAGATAATCGTTAGGGCCTTGATCAGGAAGGTCTTCAACGTTTAAGTTAGATACATCGTAGGTGCTGAGGCTAAATACGAATAAGTTATCTACAGGTTGAACTGTAGGAACTACTACCACAGGTTGACCTAAGACTCGGCCTGTAAGATCTAAGAAGGAGTCTCCTGTTAAAGGATTACTGGAAGAATCCCGAACATAAGCAGAAGAAGAGATTAGAGAGTCTTCTTCAATGGCGTCTTTAACTGCATCTCGAATAGCTTGACTGATCTGTAGTTGGCTTGTTAAGTTTCCCGCATCGTAATCGACAGGGATTACTACCCGGACACCACGATATTGTCCGAGAGGGTTTTTATCACCTAGTTCCTGACCGTTTAATGAGATTTGAGCATAAACTGCATCTCCTTTCTTTAAACTAGAAGGAATAGAAGTCCCATTATCTTTGTTACCGTTTGCACGGAAGGTTAAACGTTGTACTTGAGCAGGAGTACCGACACGAACTACGTATAAAGCTCCACCTTGTGCATTGAGGAAGAAGGAGTTAACGTTGTTGTAACTTAAAAGTTCTGAACCTTCAACGGGAACGGTTCCCCCGATAAGATTAAGATAGTCGTTAAGAGAGAATATTAAGGTTGGCTCGTTCTCTGGGAATAATGTTACGGGAACACTATTAGGAACCTCTACCAACATATAAACGGAGTTGTGGGTAGCGATAGTAGGCTGACCACTGGAAGCCGAGACACCTTCTGTAATAAAGGTTCCGGCAGCCCCTGTACTAAACGATGCTAATGAAATTGTTGACATTTTTCCTTTTCCTTATCCTGATAATAATCGCCTAAGTTCTAGCAGGATTTACTAGATGCTGGTCTCCGAAGAGCTTAGGGCTTATCCGTTTAGTTCATTTGGGTTATCTAAACCATATTGAGTGTATTTTGAAAGTCTTTTATAAAGCTTTTTCAAATCATTCCACGGGTAGAAGTTGTTTTGAGTTCCGTTATTTGCACCTGCAAAATCTGTCAGAGGGATACTTTTTAACTGTCCTACGGGTTCCCCAAACTGACTAGAGTTAACAAAAACTATGTCACCCTCGGCAGGTAAGAATCCGATATCCCAGGCGGGGTTCTCGTCTAACACTCTTCGGAACTCTCGGGAGTCTTGATGAACTATATAACCCAGTCTTCTCCAGGTATCTTCACTTCGAAAAACTCTGGTATTGACAGCCATGGATTAATAACCCCTTGCTCTTGCTCTTTGAATCAAACGTTCAGCAATGATCTGACCCCTTGTCAACCCTTTATTTTTTTCTTCGGATTGCGGCTGCGATTTTGGAGTTTTTTCGCTTGGATGCTCTTGGGCAGGGGGTGATTCTGGTTTCTTCTTTCTTGACCTTGTTGTCCGTCGGCTCTTTGGTTTTTCTTCTTGTAGTTCTTTTTCGACTTTTAACAGTGGGTTTGGGTTCATCTTTTTTACTTCTTCAACCGAATCGGTAAGTTTTTGTTCTTCCATTGTTCAAAATATGCTTTGCACTAAATTTACTGAGTTTTTGCATCCCTTCTCTAGGAATACCTAGCCACCGCCTTTGAGCCATGCGACGGGTTCCCTGTTGATGGTAAATTCCGTATCTATTTATTTTTACCCTGAATAAATCGTTGCTACCTACTCGTAATTGGGCAGTGTCTTGCATACGACCCGTCTTCCTAAGAGTCTTCCAAGAATAATCTTTTTTTCTTAAAGACCATGCACTTTGATCAACAGGGTCTACTTCTGCTTTCCAGTAAGGTCGGATGTCGTCTCTCCAGTGTCTGGTATATTCTTTTTGAGTTTTTTGCCACCAGTCATCTACATTAAGGACAGGGATTTCTACTTCCCACTCAATCATATTACTATTTCTTAGTGTCGTATGACTTTTTTACCCTCTCTCCATGTCGTTTAACGATGTTTATCATAGTCATAATCTTGCTTAAGGGTTGCTTCTCTAACCAGTCCATGTCACTTCCCCATCTTTCTTTCATAAGGTAAAAGCAAACTTCTAACCAATCCTCCACGGGCATTATCTTATCTTCTAGGAGGTTATCGGAAGCCCAACTAACCAAACATCCCCAATCTCTTACATCGAGGTTCTCTAGGAAACTTCCTTTCTTGGTAGGTTCTTTAATCAGAAGTTTAAAAATGTTATAAACCAGAAGAGTTTCTGTTTCTTCTAGTTCTCCCATCCAGATCTGGATTTGATAGTAGTCCTTCGGGCAGATTTCTCTTATTCTTAGTTTCTTTTTAGAAGGAAGAGTTATTCTATAAGAGAAATCAGGTAAATCCCTAACCTCTATTCGTTTCCCAGGCCATCCTCTAGGTAATCATCTTCTTTGTCATCTGTACCACTCACTAGACTTAAAAGAGAAGAGATCGCTTGGAAGTCTTTCATTCCTAACTTTTCAAGTTCAACCACGGTGATTTTTCCTGGTGAAACTGATAATCTTTCCATAAGACGGATGCTCATCTCGATTTCACCCATCCCAGCCTGTTCTTGTCCTTTCTTCCCTGGTTTAGGACGTGCTGATAACCTTTCCATAACGAGAAGGTCTTTAGCTACCATAGGACGAAAGCAAACTTGTTTCCCAGAGGAAATGACAGTGCATTCGATATCATCTGTCTCAGGCATAACGACAGTTTTACCGCTATTGGATACCATTTGTTCGGACTTTAGAGTTTTCATATTCTTTATTTACTTTATCTATCCTCTAGATTTTTACCCACTTCTTTAAGACAACGAAAAAGCTCCTCCGGTATGGAGGGGAGAGTACGGGAAAGTTGACAAGCTAAGAAGTAGTCTTCATTAGCCCGTTCAACATTATTTAGTTCTTCCAGAGCCCACTGTGCAGAGTCCAACCATTGACAAATAGTTTGGATCTGTAGTGAGTAGTTCCTGGGTGGAGGAAAAGCCATTTAAGCCATTTCCTCCTTATAAGTCCACATTCCTTTTAAGACATCGTCCACATTAAATCTTTGGTGTCCCCTAAGTTCAATTGTAGGGAATAAGGAATGTTCCGTCAAGAACTCGTAAGCAAAATCATAGTAAGCAAGGTGTTCCTTTCTTCGGCTCTCCATTTTATAGAGAGTCTCCCAGTGATTGGTAGAAGTCGTGTCAACCTCCTCAAAGTTTTTTGGTCCAGAGAAGTACCAAGGACGGTAGAGAATCACATGATAACATTCTACTTTCTTTCGGAGGATCTGGAGTTCTAAATACTTGATAGCGTTTAGCATATCAAAACCTTTATCCCGGATCTGAGAATAGACATGACGGCATATCCAACCTCTATCATAGACCAAGGTGTTATACTCAGTTTGTTCAAGCAACTCTTTAATGTGTCCCTCAATGTCTTCTAAAGGGTTATTCCAGTCCCATTGAGGTGGCCCAAGGTGGATAACCTTAACCCCCTTTCCAAGACTTTCTATTTCTTTGATTAGGGTGGATTTACCTGCTCTATCAGGTGCGTTGAACGTTAGAATCTTTTTCTGCACTTGCTTCTCCTATTCTTGCGTAATACTTAACTTCGTAATCTACATTACCCAACTTATCTGGACTTGAGGCGGTGATTTTTCTGATAACACAACCCCATTGGAAACGAAAGGTATCGTCTTCAATAGTAAGGATGTCATAGTCTTTAATACTAGTAACGAAAACTTCAGAACCTACTTCAACAACCATAGTAATCTTTTTATCTGTTTGTTTTTTAGTCATGTAACCAACCGCGTTTTTCTAAGTCCCACATGGTGATTTCTTCCCCATCAGACTCGTCTTTCTGGTTGCTTAGAGTTTTGGTACATTCGTAAGGAGACTTCCTCACTCTGTCATCTAATGACACACCTGAGAAGAAAGCTCTTGCCAAAGGTAACTCGTAGATCCCACAAGCAGCTTGGAAGTAAGCCCATGTAAAAACGTGAGCAATCTGAAATAAGACCACGAATGCCGAAGCATACTCTTCGGGAACCATAAACCAGATTTCATCGTGGATGGAGATGATGAACTGACAAGGGATTTCTTTTTCCTCTGCTAACCAATGGATGGCAGTTAGGAAGATAGCTAAGAACTCAGATCCGGAACATTGGATTCCCCAATTCAACCTACCCGTTACGAAGTCACTGTTTACTGCCTTGGGTCTTAGAGCCGTGGTGATTTGAGTCCCCAGTGCGGGCAACGTGGGAACCCTACTTTTCAGAGCAATCTGTTCCATCTTACAAAAAGCTTCGGAATCTGTACCTCCTCTGAGATGTCCAGTTTCCTTATCTCTTACTCCCTTCTTTTTAACCATGGCTTTTTTAAGCTTGCTAAAAAGAACTTCCTGATCCATCATAGGGAAAGATTGTTTCCAAGGTATAGAGGAAGCATAAGCCCCTCCCCCGTAAAGAATGCTATAATTAGAGACTTTGGCACACTCTCTATATTCTTTTAGGAGAGCTTTCCTTTCCTTGTCAATCTTTTTATACCACTCACCGTTGATTTGATAAACTTCTGTCCCGTCTTTTAAGGTCTTTGTAGGGTAATCCATTTTGTCTCCTGGTTTACATAAACATTATAACCCTTGTGTAAGGGATCTGACAAGTTTAGCCCTCATTTAAGAGGTGGAGATTGGAGGTAACCTTGAAGGAAACTTTACTTTCCCTGACACGGTGTTCCCGTTCCTTTACAACGACATCCCACCCCCCAATAGTGGTAACCTTAATCCGATTTGCTTTTTCAATGGGAAGGATGTCATCAATCTTCTCGATTCTGGCTAACTTTCTCAATTGCGAACTCCTTTGCTTTTTTAGAATCCTCACAATAGTCCGCATCTGTCTAAAATCCTTTTTAGGTTCCCCCCCCGTTTTCACCTAAATCACAAGCCCCTTTGATATGAAGAGTAGCAGAAATAGTGTCTTCACCTGTATTATTTGACAGTAAGATATATTCCTGGTCATTATCATTCATTTTCTAAGATAATGATAGCATATTTGATAAAGGTTGTTTTGGTCAAGTCTTTTACTCATCAATAGTAACCTTTTCTAAGATGCCGAGTTCTGGATCAAAGTAAAGATCTTTGTACTCCTCTTCCATCATGTTACGTGCAAAGACTGTGTGTCCATCAGAACCCTTTGCCTTGGAACCAGATAGAACTTGGAAACCCAGTGCTGTGCAACCATTTATCCCTCCCTCCCAACTATCGGCATAGATACCAGCGATACTCAACTCTTGAGAGTCAAAGTCCGCACCCACTACCTTCCAACCATCTGGAGCTTGGATACGGGTTTTTAGCTCAGACCCTATTTTATAGTTTTTGGTGCTACACATCGTAACCATAAGGTTTTCTACGGTTCGGCGTGTTACGGTTCCATGTGGAAGAATGTCAGGGAGAGTGATGTTAGCATTCTCACCATAAGGGTTTTTAACCTCACGGAAGATACGGTCAAACACCCTCTTCCTAACAGATGTCCAGTAGCTTGTCTCCCTTGCTATTTGAAGAGCTTCCTCAGCTTCAGGGTAGTCAGAACTCAACAGACCACTTTCCAGGGCCTTTACGAAGTCCTTTGAGAGTAAAACCCCAACATTCTGCCCCTTCTTACCCGATGGGTGAGGAATTTGACGCAATACCATAGTTTTCTATAAACTCCATTGTGTGTTGGTTTAGTTCAAACATTTCGGTGTAACCAGAGTCATTATAACTGGTTATAGGGTAGTTTGACAAGACCCGACCTATTTTTGCCTCCTTTTCAGGAGCGTCTTCAGATTGAGCAAGGTAGTAAACCTTCAGAAGATAGACACGGGTGGAGTTAAGGAGCTTAGCCTTCGTTTCCTTACTCTTGTAAAGTGTCATGACAACTAAAGACTTTGACACCAACATTATAACGGTTCTATTCCATACTGACCACCCTCTCCGAAGAGATATCTAGGGATTGTGACAAGGACACAACTCCCCAAACAAAAGCCCATAGGATAAAGATACCCAGTATGGATAAAGAAGTGCTTTTGAAACTACTAACTAGGATAAATATTCCTCCCAATCTTCTACAAAAATTTCACTTGCTCCGCTAACACGGTAGTCATCATAGTTGTTAGGGATACGACCTATGTTGAGTAACCGACTATAGAGCATCTCGGTTCCGAATTCTTCGGTAATCTGCTCAATAGCGTTGGTTACATTTTTCAACTGAGAATGACGGCTAACCCGACGAGCGTTAAGGTTAGCGAAGCGAACATTACGATGTGTGTCGGACATAATGGCTCTTTACCTCCGTAAAGCTTATAATACCATTATAACATCTAATCACCCCCTTGTGTAAAACTATTGAAAAAAGTTAACAAAACTACACACATTAAAAAGACGCTAACTCCGGAAAACAACAATATTCCAAATTGGTTCATATATCAAATCCTACAAGTGTTACGAAAGCAGTTTCAGGGTCGAACTTCAAACTATAGCATTCCCTCATTAACCGTTCCAAACTCCTTAAATCCCGAGTATATTGGTGACTAGCTACGTCCATAGTACTGAGTCGATAGAAAGGTTTGTAGGAAATAGTTACCACTTCAGCACGGATAACATGATGGTCTTCATAACCTGTGAGAAGAACTTCTTTCTCCCCCTTAAGTGCGTCGAACCACTTCTTCCCTAGACGACAAGTTGTATTAAATCCGCCCCTAAAGGAGAAATAAGGTTTAATGAACTCGAGACGTTTAGTCTCTGTGTTTGTAGATGCAAGCATTTAAATATTCTCCCACGTTTTGATAGTCTGTAAGTTTAGTAGAAAAGTGCAGGTTAAAGAACATGACGAAAGAGAAGTCCGCACCATCAGGATTAAAATAGTGAGGAGTTGCCTCTTTCACTAACCCTACCTTCTCAGCTTGAAGTCCATAATGGATGTTACCTTTTAGTTTTACTTCATTATCCTTAACTGAAGCGACGGTATAGCTAACATAGTCGATATCCAAGTGTTGACCAAAAGGTTCTTTCTTCCCGTACTTAATAACCCTAAGAACCACGTCTCCCAACCTGACATCATGCAAACTATTTTCTTTTTGAAAGGCTTCATTATAGGCGATGACATAGAGTTGAGATAGTGAGTAGTAAGGGAGTTTTATTGTGTCGTTCCCGGTCCAGTGATAAAAACTATACTGATTAGGATCACGATTAAGATTGTGTATTCTACTTCGATCAAAAGACTCTTCGTTTGCAGTTCTAGGGACTTTGAATGGGTACTTGGAACCGAAATCCTCACATATCTGGAGGATACATTCCTTTTTAGTTTCCGTCATCAAAACACCATCCTTTGTCTTTGGTAAATAAAATAGGCTTTCCATCCCACTTAAGCCTCAATAATAAGTGTGCAGTTCTGTTCTTAGTTGAAACAGTTTTCTCTTGGAACTTACGATACCAGTTAGGTTTATAGGCATAGGTACCTGTAGTCGTAAACTTCCAGTCAAGCTGACGCATCCAAGAGTCGTCATCTATCATCTTAGTAGTCTTAGGATGCCAGTCAAACCCTAGCAGTTCTAACCACTTTAGAATATGCTTGTCAAGGTCGGGGCGTTTAAACTTGTTGCTACCCTTTACCCATTTGAAAGTCCATTCACCCTTCTTATTACAGAAGTTGCGAATAAACTTATCAATGTGGGCATACTCCTCAACAAATTCTATTTGTTCCTCCATCGTCTTGAAACCGAAGAGTAGAGGCATGAACTTAGGGTAGTTACTGTGAATATACTTAACTACTCCTGCTTTCTCGTCAAGGACAGACTTTTGCCACTTCTCGAACTCTTTCTTAGCAATAGCTTTGACGTTGTCTTCCATTTGCTGGTTACGAGACTCCCACACCTTTTCGGCTTCTTCCTTCCACTCTTCCCAATCAGGGACTAAGGGAACCTTAGATGCTCCAAGGTGGTAATGACCTACAAAAGCGATCTTAGAAGGAGTCGTTTCTTTATATTTCCCCCATAACACCTGGAAGAGTTCATGGGTGTAGAGGGAGTCCTTTATAGCGTACTCAACGGCTACGTAAAGTTGATCCTTAATCTCCTGCAAGGTTTCTGACAGAACAAATATATCCCGAGTTTCCTTGTCTTCATCACCCAGGAACTTAGTGTCAGGGTTAAGTAGAAACTTTGGTTGTGCAACATGAAAGTTATAAACTTCGACTAAGGAGTTGGTAGAACCTTCTCCTAACCATTCAGGTTTGTAACGGAGCTTACGTTTCTCAGCAGCCGACAGTAAGCTAGGGTCTTTCCCATTTAGAGCGTAGAGCCAACGTTGACCAGAAGCTAACCCGCTGACAGCAATGTGAGCAGACTGAGTATCAAACCAGAAGTTATCAGGGCCAAGCTTGTTTAACTGGTAAGCCGCCTGAGTTCTAGTTCTATCGAACGCTGCGTTATGGGCAACAATAAAGTTGTCAGTCCCTACATTGATAAAGTTGAACTGATCCCATTGTTCCTTCGGAAGACTCGGATCCAACAGTTCAGAAGCAATCCATAGATAGATAGCTTTGTGGGAGCAAGCTGTCCCGATGATTGGGTAGTTCTTGTACTTTACGAATGTTTCTGTGTCAAAGATAAACCCAGGTTCCGTGGGAGTATCAACATGGTCCAAGAAGAGAAATACCTCACCGTCCTCTATTACTACGGGTTCCGCTCTCAACCACACTCCACCCTTAACATGGTCCAGTAAGGTATCTACGAAAGTCTTGAAAGAAGGAGAAATGTTATTATGATATAAGAGATTAAAGTCAACTTGTACACGGTTACTTTTCAGTTCGTCACCATATTTTATAAACCTCCCTACTTGTTCATTAGCTACATTATCAAAATGAGAGAAAATATCCTCTCCCTTTAGTGGTGGGACGGGTAAGTCACCCTCCCAAACTTCTTCTGAATAAACTGGGACAGGAATACCAAATTTTTTAAGGTTTCTCTTAGCATTTTCTATACCCCAGGGATCAAAGTTCTTCGGTTTCAAGTTACCGAAAATCTTTTTTGCGTTCTTTTTGTTTAGGACAGGATAACCTAGAGGATTAGTTTCCATACTGTTGACCTTATTTTACACTTCTATTATAACTGGACACATAAGAAATGACACCATTTTGCAAAGAAACTTTTAGTTTTCTTTGTTGGTAGGAATCCAACCCGTCAAAAATGAGAGGAAGAATCGTAGGGTCTTCCTGATAATAAACTTTCATTGTCTTGAAGTCGTAACATTGATCCTCCCTCCATCTAGGGTCTTCGGCCCCATACACTTCAACCAGGAACTCCTCTTTGATAGCGGATTCCATCAAGCGTTGTGCCTTATCAAAGTTATCAGGTGATAAAAGGTTAGAAGTAATATCCTTTCTAACCTCTCCTAAGAGTCTTTGCAAAGTTTTTGGGGGATTCTCTGGCATCTTATGGAGAAAGTATTGCTCGTCTTGAGAAAAAACTCTTTCATAAACGCAAGGGTAAAGGATAGAACGAACCACCAACTCAAAGTCTTCTTCCAAGTGACATGATGTGTAAATCAAAGCCTCGAAGATTGAGATGGTGGAAACTTCACCAAATTTAGTATCATCCAAAAAGTCAGGATTGTCAGCATTTTTAAAAGACTGAAACTCTTTTTGTAGAGAATACAACTGTTCGATGAAATTTTCTCCGTTAGCTACTAACTTGTTGATCTCCTTCCCCAAATTCTTTTCTTTCTGTGCCTTCTTTTGGCTCATAGTTGGTCTCCCATTGGTTAGTAGATATGTCTAGGCTTGCAGTGAAATGATATTCTTTAGAGGGGTCAGAAATGAGGTTGAAGTCCCCTTCAAAGTAGTTACCTTTATCATCCATCAGATAGTTATTTTTAGGACTAGGTAAACTGGTAAGAATAAAGTCATGCTTCATTTCTTCTGGAAGAACCTCTCTGATCTGGGACATAAGGGTTCCCGAAATTTCCATAGAGGTTACTAAGTCTTCTTCACTCTTCACCCAGGTCTTCTCACTAGATTCGGGGTCTTCTAACACAACCTTGGCTTCCATGAAGCTCCCCGTGGTAAACATAATCTTGATAGTATCACTTTCTTCATAAAAGTCAAAAATAACTTCGTCATACTCCTCAAAGTAATACATCTCTCGTGTGTGCATATCCATTTCCATTAGGGAGTAAAAGAACTCTCTTAGTTGATCAGGGTGGACTATTTCTAATCCCCCCATTCTGTTGCATACTAAAAGGAGGACTCTTGGATTGGATAATATTCTATTGATAGGGTAAATGATTCTGATAGGGAGTTCTTCCATAATGCTATTCCTTAAATTCTTTTGGAGCTAACCGGACACCCTTATTTTCTTTAACGGGTTGAGGTCTTCGAGGGCTAGCCCTGTTTCTGCCATTTGTCCAGTCGAATAACCAAGAGATTTTTAATCTCCTAAAGTTTGACTTACTCATACTTATTATAACGAGGTTGAACCCTTATGACCACCTTCTACAAAAGCTTAGCAAGCTCTTCGACTGGAACCTTCACCCCAGAACTACCATCCGCAGTGTAGACCGTGATCGTCTTGCCTCTACCACCGATTATCTTCGAGATGAACTGCTTATTGAAGAAAACATCTATTCCAGCCGTTGTCTTGCACTTTACAAACATAAAACCTGTTCATTATCAACTCATTTTGATTTTACCCTTCATGATGTCTTCAATGCCCTGTAGGAGTTTAAGTAACATGGCTGGTTTATCTTACCTGCTGAGTTTTTATTACGTTATCTCCAAGGGGAGTTCGATCAGGAGATGGAATGGAGACAGCCACAATAAACATGACGGCGATTATTAACCACATGGTTCGATCTCTAGACATAATCTTTACTCTATTTAGTGAAGTTTTTGTTTTTACCCTGGGAGCCGAAGTTGGCCCCCTGTTTGTTTGCTTATGTAACAAGTATAGCACTTATTCTTGAGATTGACAACCTTTTTTTAACTTTAAATTCTTCCCCCCTCTTATCGAAGCTTCACAAGCTTCCCCTGACTCCTTGGGCCTCTAATGCCTACTTCCTTCTGAGTTAGGTTCTTGTAGTTACCTTCCCCAAAGTAAATAAGCTTCTTAAACGGAGGAAGACCTTGTTTAGCCACCGAAGAAGATTTCAAAAGGTCAGACCCTTTAATCACATTAGCACGGGTTCTTCCATCCTCTAGGGAAAAGACCACCATATAATGACAATGCTCTATGTCAGAAGCTTTACCCACCATGAGAATTTTCCCTGACTGGAATACAGGTCCTTTGAAGTTAGAAGGTAGTTTCCGGAGCAATCCTTCAGAGTTGATGGCTATTAACTTATCATCTTTCCGTAAGCTTATTCCTTTCCTGGACGGGGTCTTAACAGTGCTTATTACCCCTCTAGAGGAAACCTCCTTGTGAATATACTTAACGGCCTTAACACCTTTTTGAGGAGCTTTTTTGGAGGTCTTAGGGGTTA